CGCCTTGTGATCCTTGGAAGCCCTGGTTTCCTTGGTTTCCCTGGTTCCCTTGCGGCCCTTGCTCTCCTTGTGGCCCCTGTTCGCCTTGTGGCCCCTGTTCGCCTTGTGGTCCCTGGAAGCCTTGGTTGCCTTGGTTCCCCTGATTTCCCTGCGGCCCCTGAACGCCTTGTGATCCTTGGAAGCCCTGATTGCCTTGATTTCCTTGCGGACCTTGAACTCCTTGGAAGCCTTGGTTCCCTTGCGGCCCTTGCTCTCCCTGTGGCCCTTGTTCGCCTTGTGGTCCCTGGAAGCCCTGGTTGCCTTGATTCCCTTGTGGACCTTGGACTCCTTGGTTGCCTTGATTACCCTGCGGCCCCTGAACGCCTTGAGGGCCTTGCGGGCCAATTGGCCCACGACTACCTCCACCTCCAACTCGGAACCCACCCCCACCGCCTGTGGGTTGCTGACATTCAATCACGTCCCTGAGTCTGGCGGCATCATCTGGAGCGGATGGAGCTCCAAGGTTGTGGATCTGGGCCCCGCCCATGTTGATGTCTTGATCTGACATCGCAGACTTATCCGGCGAGGAGAGCCAATAGCAGAATCAACCCACCGAACCCAAGCAATACAAATGTCGAGTCTGTCGGAGTTGCTCCAAGACTACCAGTGCCGCCCATTACACTGTTCGCATTTGATGACTTCTGCGCAGAACCCAGATGCGATCCCTTACGGCGGTCGGAATCTGAAAGGAGCAATTCAAGTCGGATCACCGTATCCATTCCATCTGGGCTGATCTCAGATTTGCGTCCCTCCGATGTGGAGCGTTGAAGTTCGCTTGCAACTCTGTCGAGCTTCCCAGAATCCAGAATTGATCCGACCTCAATCCCGATCGTCTCGACTCCTACCGCGCCTGCCTCGTCTCTATACTCATCTACGAACTTCACGAGAGACTGAGCTCGAGTGCGCATAGAAGCCAAGCTCTGGCTCATCCTAGAGGCTGCGGGGTTATCAAGAGAGGCGAATTGAGGCTGTGGGATGATGGCAGCAGGTAGCCCACTAGGCCGTAACGAAAATTTAAGCTGGCCGGCTGGGCAGATACTCCCCTTATTCACGATCCCCCTCTGGTTCCACGGGCTGCGCTGAGATCCTCTTCCAGCACCTTCAGTCTACAGAATTTCCTCAATTTCGCAAGATTGGCGTTCAGTCACCATGCAGCACATTCGCGGCTAGTAGTTATTCGCAGACTTGGAACTCACGAACTGCTCCATGGTCTGGGTTGCCTTATCCTCGTGCTCCTGAGCCTTGGCAAGCATCGCCAATCCAAGCTGCCTATACTCTGAAGCTACGCCCCTGTGTATCTGGGCGATTCTGATGAAAGTTTCAGCCGCATCCATTACTTTCGTTTCTATGTCTTCCTGCTTACCCACCGTAGCCTCCTTTTCTTTTTCACCTGAGAACGCTTCTTGGAGTGCCTGTTTGGCACGCCAGAATAGTCCCTCAGCAGTTCTGTTGAAATCCATCCGTTCACACCGATTAGTCAGGGATGTATTCAAACGAGCCCGTCCAATTGATGTCATCCCCAGCCGTCGAAGCTGAGGTGTCGACCTGGACGCTGAATCCATCTCCGACAGCCGCAGAAACTCCGATGGTGGCGAGCAGGGAGTCGATGGATTGCAAGCCCGTCGTCGCCGCTGCGAACGTAAGGGTTAGGGGAGTGGCCGCCCCATCCGCAAGAACGGTGAAGATCGTATCGTTGTCCGTAGTGTTGCTCGTCACGAGGATGACGAGCCTCCGCAGCTTTCCAGCCTGCGCGACTGGAATTCTCGCCAAGGGATTCGGAAACGATGGGCTGTTGTGTATATCCGTGCCGGGATTGATTTCGCGTACCTCAGCTGATGCTGTATTTGCCGCATCTGGAGCGGCGAGCGAGTAGAGCGTACCGCCGCTCTCGCACCCACTAGGACTGAACAGAGAAGACATATCGATGCTTTGCACGTTTCCCGATGTAGCATCGGTCGTGTCCATGACAAAGCTGATTTGGTCGTTGGCGGCAAAAGCTACATCCGTGGCGAGCGACATGGCGCCATCCGTTCCCGCAGGGTATGTTAGGGTTAGTGCTGTAGCCACTCCATTCTTGAAAACCGTGACAACAAAATCACCATCCAAGGTGTTTTGGCCAGTCTGGATGAAGGTTCGAAAGTCTTTGGCCGTTCCAACTGGAAGCGGAATCCGAGTCGATGGAGTTGGGAATGTTTGAAGCGACCCGTTGTCCTGAAGAGTTCCCTCAAATACTCCACCCGAAGTAACCGAAGATTCGAATACAGTGAACGGGATGATCCCTCCGCATCCGCCCCCGCCCCCACCACCACCAGTTCCTGCTGGCCCCTGCACCCCTTGAGTACCAGATGAGCCCTGTGGGCCAGAGGATCCTCGCCCACCACCGCCAAGCCTGAAGCCCCCACCTGAGACTGGCTGCGGCTGGCAAAGGGCTGCGAGTTCGCACATGGCCTGGACTGATTCCTCGTTTGGATTCAGCAACCTTCCATCGCTAAGTTCGATGAAGCCATCAGGTCGCCTACGGGCCATGAAGCCTTCCTCTCTCTTGTAATAAGTAGGTCAATATTCAGATTGTCACCAACTTCACAATATGCCGTTATGAGAAAGCGACCCAATAGTAGTCTTGGCCAGTGGTGTTTACGTCTGCCGATCCAACAACGCCGTCCACCGTGAAATCGGAGCCGCTGAGTGTAACTCCAGTGCGGAACACTCCACTATTGGCTTCTAATACGGCATCCCCAGCCATATCAATCTGTTTGATGTACTCTGGATTGTTGGGGGATGGCTGTATCCGCACATACCTGACCTGACCAGAAAGCCCAGTGACAATTGTACGGAGCGTGTCGTCCCCGCTGTACACTCCCGTCTTTGTAAATGCCCCACCTCCACCGCCACCGCCACTGGATCCCAAAGGCTGAATCAGATCTCCCACAATTCCACCTCTTACATTTTTCCTACTATCAAATACATAACCTACTTGGCTCTCTACTATAGGAAGAAACTCAGACTTCGATGGCGATTACCAATGGAGTCTTGAGATTCACTATTATGCCACGAGTCTACTTCCTACGAGTTCCCCCCAGTGACTCCAAGCATAGAGACAGCCACTAACGCTGCTCCACCTGGGGTTTCGACCAGAACGCGCACCGCAACCGAAGGACCGCCCTTTATAACCAGGGGAGATCCGAGATCGATTCCTCCAGAATTCCCAGATGCACCAACGATTGAGTTGAACTCGGTTACGAATCCAGAGCCACGATTTATCTGTACCTGGAATATGGCTTCTTGCCTAGAAGAGCAGACAATGTCGGTGATCTGCATTTTCTGTGGTCTAGGAATCAAGATGGAAGGCGCTGGGGCTCCCCCGTTCAATCCTATATTGAGCGTTTCTTCTGCTGCGCCAGCGGTCGTTTGACGGCCAGCAATCGCCACATCTGGAAGATTCTCAACTGACATACGGTCCTCCTATGATGAATTGAAACAAGTCTTCATTTAACGGCACAGATTTAATCCTATCGTCTGTTTGGAATAAATCCACCACATTTACTGTATTTTTATAAGTCGGTTATTCACGATTCCAGCATTTCGTGACTTGGCATTCTACCTATGGATCAGTTCGGAACGATAGCGTTCCTCAACTTCCTGACGATCAAATACTATAGGATCTGGGTCTAACTCGTGAAGACCGTAATAGGAACCGATGGCTTCATAGGCCCGTGCCCGAACCAACGGATCTGCCGATGTGAAGGCGAGTTCTAATTCTGCAAGATCAGTATCTACTGCCGCAGTTCGAGCAACAGAATCCAATTCTTCATGGAACCAAGCGTCATAGCGATCAACTGGATGTGGCCAGCTTGAGTCATAGTTGATCGGTACGAGCCATCCATCTACCAGCTTCAGGCGGTCTAGGAGAAAACGATATACAATGTATCCGTTTTCTGGTTCGTCTGGGTCGTTTATAAGGAGCGCCTCACCTTCTTCTGGATAAACGCCGGTTGCATCTTGATAGATGAAATACCCTCCGTATTCCAACGGATTCCGATCACCGAGATTAGCGATGAATTGCCAGTCTGGCTGGCGCGTCCTAGGGATGGGGTGGGAGGTAACATCCCTTTCTGGCCTACCTCCTCTAGGATACCAACTCATCTCTCCAGCCATAGTCGCCTTTCACGTCTTCTACGACCTAGTCATTCAGTTCATGATCGCGCCTAGCCAGTATACGGGATCATGCTCTTCTGGATCAAAGGTCCAGAGATGCCAGACCTCCATCCCGAAGTTGGACCACATCCTATCATCGGCTTCTCCGCACTTCTTACAAAACGGATCCTCAATCTGATCTGGATGAACTTCGCATCTGGGCCACTTGTTCGTCATTAGGCCTCCTTCCACTACCCTCTCTACCGAAGGAAGGAGCCGAGTGCTGGATGGAAAAGCGAGAGCGGGCCCAGGAAGTTGTGTTGTAGGGGAAGGGCAAAACCACAACTGGCCTAGGCCCGTTCCTCACTTGGCCCGTTCCGCTTGCCCACGGACGGGAATTTTGCTCATCGTTCATCTTGTCGTCAATCTGCCCTATTGCGCCATCACGTCACTAATCCTACGATTTACGCCTGCTCCTCAGCCCACTTCAGCAATCCGCGGTACTCCTGGTACGTCGTGGCGAATCTCGCACCGCCAAGAAGTCCTGGATACTTCCCCTCGAAGCCCCGCCTTCCAGTGTAGCCCTCGTCGATCGCATCCATCACGGAGCCAGTGTCATCAAAGACAACGAAGACCCTTCTTGGGTTTCCGTTCGGATCATGCGGTGCGGAGAGGCTGATGTAGAAGACCGCCACCCTTTCCTGTCTCGGTGCCCAGTTCATTTCCCCAGCCATCACTTCACCTTTCCTGTGAATCACGCCATCGCTCAATAGTTTTCCCAGTAAACGTGCGTGAGGAACGCATCAATATCTTCGTCGTTTTTGATCGATCCGAATACAGCCTCAGCTTCTTCCTGATCTTCGGTCTCGAAAGTAGCCTCGAATGGCTCACCACCGTACGGATCAGTTCTGTGGATCTTCAAGATCCACAGGCCATCGTCTTCTTTCAGGTCGAGCTTCACCAGCCCAACCATTCGGCTCCGTGCCTTCGAAGTCATGCGCACATCCTATAAATCACGATGTCCGACAACCGAATGGCTTGAATTCCTGCGCCGCAAATTCGACATTTGCGCAGGGTTCACTACAGAATTCGTGATCCCAGCAGTTTACAAATCCCCTGCGTAAGATCGGCTTGTCTGGAAGCGGACGTCTGCATTCGTAGCACACCCCATATGTGGCACCCTTAATACAGGACAACGCTAATGCCCAAACTGCCAGCTGGAACTCCATCCACTTTTCTTGTGGAAGAAATGGTGCCCATGTTTTGCAGAACCGTTCTACGTCGTCTTTTGATTTGCGACTCATGCTGTTCAGCTCCTGTAATTCACGAAGGAATACGGACGTTTGGATTGAAATACTTCCACCCATACTCCACGTTCGCACAACGCGTACTACAGAAGTCGTGCGTCCATTCGTGAATGACGCTGCGACGTATTACTGGCTTTTTGGGAAGCGGGCCACGGCATTCATGGCAACTGTTTTTTTTGCGGCTCGGCATATCCCCTCTTCACATTTCGTTTCTTTCGCGACTAGAATCTCTCGACCCACCTAGCCTTGCTAAACGGCGGTAGTGCAACTCCAATCTTCTTCAGGATTTCTGTGAGCTGACTGTACTCTTCGTCTGCGATGGACTTTAGGTATTCTCGGTCAGAGTCGGACTCAATACCGTACAGCCCTCCGCTCCTAACCGTCTGTTCCACCTAGTTGACCTCAAAATCTGCCTCAGCCCACAAGCCGATCATGTGCCAGTCGGAGCCATACGAATCCAGTCTTTCGCGATCTTCTTTTCGGTAGCGAGCAGCCTCTTGTCTTGAAACCCCCTCATAGCGGCCCTCATCTTCAAGGAAGGACAGATCTGGATCATCGTCTGTATCCTCTACGATTCGTAGGCTGTATGCCTTAATCCTTCCTGGGCCCCAACTCAGCTCTCCAGCCATCTGTTTGTCTCCCTACCTTACGCGCTCAAGTTCGGAGGCGAGAGTATCCAGAGCAGAACTAAGAGTATCCTTTGATCCACTCCCAGACAGTTTTGCCTGGCCGTGCCCGTTACTTGTTTTGCTGCGGGCCGTTCTGATTCGAAAGAGAATGGCGTCGTGGATTTCTACGAATGCCTGCTGATCTTCTTCAGTTGGGTCAACCTCACCCGCATTCAGCATTCCACGAAACGCATCTATTAGGGCACTAGCCTGAGCGTATCGCATCCCAGCCATGTAGTAAAAGCCGATGCGTTCTGAATTCGCTCCAGCCTCCAAGCATTCGCTCGCCTTCACTAACAATGAGTGCATCGCTTCTCTCCATTCACATTTCTGTCGTTTCGGACTTCACAAAATCGTCCTTTCATGACAAAGAATCAATGATGGATACCACCACCACCACCGCCGCCAACTGCCCTACGGCCACACGATAGCCTAGTCCCATTCGTGAGGCCATGCTGGCATAGTTTAGAAGGACCTGGTTGGATAGAAACCAACCGAAGAGGTTCAATCTCAATCGGGACTAGAGGAGGAGTCGGCCCAGGAGGAAGCGAAGGTGGCTTCACTGGTAGACGCTGTGGAATGCGTTTGATGATCCCGTTTGCCTTATCAATGAGCTTTCGTATCCCGCGGTTGATGATCGCAATAAGGAGATCTCTCCATTCACGATATCCAGCCTCGTCACGATATGGAATGGCAAGAACGATCTTCTTGTATTCCTCTGTAGGAGCAAATGGCAGCGCATTATCAGACAACTTCTTGTCTTCTGCCTCAATCTTTTTGCTCGGCTTGGAAGGAGCCTCTGCGGGTTCATTCCAATTGGACAGAATGAACTCAATCAGCATACTCGTACCAGTCTTCTCACCTTCAATCCGTACGTTTGGTTTAGACAACCAATCAAGGAGCGTTTCGTAGGATGGAAGGGTGCTCCCCTTTTTTGGATTCCTAAAGACTTCCGTAGCTTTGTTCCATAGTGCTACGGTTGTAAGAAGAGCAAGTTCTTCTTTTGTCGGCTTCTCACCACCTGATGGCGTTGGAGCTGGTGCTGGGGGAGGGGTTGGGCTTGGGGGTGACGGAGGAAAAGCCTCTGCCGCAGCACGAAGGGCAGATCCGCCTTCTCCTCTTCTCTTCCTTTCAACCGCCCACGCCATGTCTTTGAGCAATTCACGGAATCTCTTCACGTATTCAGTGAAACTAATTTTATTCATAGCGTCGAGCAGAGTCATTAGCAAATCATGGAATGCACCGGTTAGCTCAGTCCACATACCACCAAAAAACAAACCCTTCTCTAGTAGTTGTTCCCTATATTCATTGTACTGAGAATATAGGGCGTCCCTGACCATTACCTCATACGGATAAATCTCATCCATGAAGGATATATCCATACCGTTCTTCGCAAATTCCATCTTCGCGGCAAGCAGGGCTCTATACGGCGTAGGCACTACTGCTAGGATTTCGGTTGCCTCTTCCCACCAATATGGAAGATGTCCCGTTGGAGGAGTCGGGCTTGGGAGCATAGGTATAGGACTTGTCATTAATTCTTGAGCTCGCCGAATGTGTTCTTTTGCCCACCTTATCCGATATTCAACATTTTCTGGGCGTACTCCATTAGCTATTAGCTGTTCTGCTTCAAGAATATACTGCTGCGCTAGACTCAGCCACTCAGAAGGCGTGTAAGGTTTGACGGGCGTGCCCTGGAACAAAGGGGCCCATGTAGTAGTTTCTTTATTGGTGTACAACATCCTTGGAAAGCGGGGGGTCCGGTTTACGGTTTTGCCTATTGGGGCCAGAGCAAACGGTTGCACAAGAAAAGCTACGGGCCCCTCAAACGGCATATCTCCGCATCGTTCACCTTTGGAACGATCACATGGGACAGGCTTGGGAAGGCTTTCAACAATCCCCTTCGCCTTCGCGAGGAGTTCCTCCACGTCCTGATGGCCGCTTGTTGGACTCACTGTAGTAAAGATCACTGAGTCGTCGATTCCAACAAATTCACGCACGGGCGCGGGCGGCTTAGGAGCAAACAGCCTAGGCCATGGGCGTTGATTCAGCACAGTGCCGGTTGGCGCAATTCTTACTGGCCCAAGCTCTGTTTCACTTACTGACGTAACTGTTAGGGAGCCGGGTTGGAAATGTACCGGAGCGGGAGGTTTTGGTATTCCTTCAGCTGATGGAGGCGGCAGTATTGAAGATGGCTGCCGATACGGCTCGCGGGTTGGTTGTATGGTTGGTTGGATTCTCTGTTGGATTCTTGGTTTGATTGGGTGCGTTCTTTCTTCAAATTCAGTACGACGGAATCCAAGGAAGTTATATGCGAACGAATCCAGCTGCTCCGCGATACCCATTAGCAGTATCCACGATGGTTCGTTCTGTTCTTTCAACGCAAGGCTTCTGGTCAAATCGGACGTGATGGCAAATAGATCACTTGCCTTTCTCATGGCTTCCTTGTCAGCCATCAACTCTGGATTCTCTGCCAGATGAAGAAGATAAGCTGCGTTAGCTAGGAAGTTTGCCGCCAGTGATTCTATATCCTCTCGATTACTCACCTCCTGTGTACGCAACCAGTGATAGAGCTTTGCAGCTTCCACTTCCAGCTTTTCTGAGGCTTTGGTAAACGCGTTTGATTGAGAGGAAACCAGAGGCAAGGAAATAAGCTCAATTGGAACTGGCGATGGATGCGGAGTCGGGCTTGGGGGCATTTGAATTGGGCGGGGGGCCTTCTGCAAGCTCCGATATGGATTCCCCCTCTCCGTAACTTCCTGTAGTATTCCAGGCGGTATATCTTTTAATTCTAATGCATCTAGTACGATTGGCAAATCGTATAAAGCTATAGGTACGGCAATCGGATGTGGGGCCGTTTGCTTAATCTGTACACGAGGAGGCACTCCTCGACCCTGATAGGCAGACTCAAGCTGCAAAGGGCGACGGTTGAGTATGGCCTTTGCATCCTGGATAAGTTCTTTTACGGTATTCTGCTGGCCAGCAGTAGGGCAGACAACAACGCATGAACCTATTGCGGGCCCATCAACTCCACTTGAGATGCTTGAAGCAGCAGTGGCCCCGATACGTTTTCCGGTAAAGTGTTTGGCCATCTTCTCTTCCCCCTATTTCCTGTAGTCACATTTTGTTCGTAAGACGACTAATCTCCTCTGTCTGCCTCTTCAACGGTCACATTCTCTTCGTCATGACCGCTCTCAGAAACATACTCCTGCCAAGATTCGTACGCATCTCTCAATACGTCAATGTCGGCCTTTGGATTCTTGGCGTCCTTGAGCCGTACTGCTGTATCATTCAGGAGTTCGAGCAGTTCATCGCCTTCTTCCCACTCAAGCCCCTCACGTTCATCCTTATGGAGAGTCTCAATCAGGCGCAATGCCTCCAGTAGGGCATTCTTTTCGCTCTTGAAAACAGCGTGGCTGTCTTCTCGGGCAGGGTTGTTGTACGTCACTATCCATGCCATAGTCTCTCCCTCTCTTACTTGCGCATTTCTATCATATTGCGCAGCGCACTTTAGTTCTTTTACGCCACCAATTTGATCTTGATAGTCCACGTTCTAACTCTTGACGAGAACGATTTGGTAAATTGCCTCGCATCATACAGTCTTTCAAATAGACCATAAAAATCTGCCTCATCAAGAGTCTTCCCAATCGCTACGATATACATCGGATTCTCCTTTATTCCAAAACGATCATAGTATTCATCGTTCATGTAGTCCGAATGTCATGTTGATACTGTGCGTATACCTGCTCCTTGAGTTCGTCTGTCGGCTTGAGAAGGATGCGCAGGTCATTCGCAAGACCCACGAATCCTTCCGGGCTCTCTTCCAGCACCTTCTTCACGATCAGTCTCTTTAGCGAGGAGATTCTGGCCGCGATCTCCAGCTCGACAATGCCCCTCTTTTCGGCTTCCCGCTTTTCGCTTCTCCGAGGAAGGTGACGACGGCACCAAGGACGGTTAAGCTCTTCCGCGACAGCTTTGTTTTGGCATTGAGGCGAACCGAAAACACGAAGCCTTCCTGAGCATTTCCCAAGATCAGGATTCATCGCTTCCCTTTCCTCGCACGAGGCATCCGCACAGGACGAGCCGCCAGCTCCTCCTGCGCCTGTTCGTAGGTGATGCCACTCGCTTCTGAGTAGCGACTGATTAGGCCCATCTCGTAGTTGTCCAGCCAATCGTAGAATTCAGAATCCGTCAGTTCCCTGTCGGTAAAGTTAGCCATCCCCTTCCAATAGGCTACCGTGCGCGGATCGCCCATCTGGGTATTTAAGAACGTCCAATATTGGTCCCACGCTTCCAACGCTTCCAGAATGTCACGCTCTCTCTTCATACTTTTCATCATTTCGCGACTGGTCCAACGGCACCGTACGCCTGCGGCAGTGCCTGAGCTTTTGCCTGTGGCAGAGCGGGCGTTCCTCCGTGTAATCCCCACATACCAACGCCGAACATGGAAGCTGCCGCGAGCTCGGACAGTAGGGCCGGCAACCAACTTTTGAATGCGAGGAGGAGAGCAGCTGAGGCCAGCGTAGAGAATCCGAATACGACCCAGAGACCACGATCTGCCTCGGCAGTCGCAGTAGGATCTCCGCGTTCAGCGAGTGATCGGAGGGCCGTCCAGCTTGGACTCATGCTGGCACTCAAAGAGGCGACGGCAATGGCAGAGAGGATGCCTGGCGCGGATGTGTCCTGTGGCGAGAGGTGAACCAGCCCTAGACTCGTTCTCTTTCCAGACCAAGGCATCTGCTTCATGTTTTTACGTTGTCTACAAGGCTGATGAGATCCATCAAGGCCCCGAGCCCGCTCAGGATCCCTACGCCAGTGCCGATATAGGACACAGCACCTTTCTCCCGCGCCGCAATCCAGAATCCAAGGAAGGACATCGATCCGTGCGTGAGGAGCCTGAGAGAATCACCGAGCGGTGCAGGGAAACCGAGCATCGCATCGAAGGCCTGCCCCATCTTAGGGCTGGAAGGTTCTAGTGCGGACATGCCGATTGGTTGCTCAATATTCATCGGCCTCTTCCTCCTCTTCTCGCGCTTCTCCACGTTCTTCCGCATCCACGAGCAGCTGTTCGAAGGCTTTGATCCACTCCTCTCCTTCTAGGTCGGTCGACAGGAGGCCGCCAGAGAAGATGTACTCAATGAGTTGATCTGCCTCCTCCTCGAGTGCGGCCAGTTCATACTGCTCTGGAGAGTCATAGTCGCGGCTCATCTCTCTCGCGTCGTATACGCCTGGGCCATTATAGTCCCGTTCCACTTCGGCCCATTGAGGATACGATTCGTGGTGTGACTCAAGGAGTCTATCAAAATCCTTTCGGTTCTGGACATTGACGAACGGATACTCCTCGTAGACGTACGCCGCTCTGCCATCTGGAATGTCGCTGATCTCCATTACGTCCAAGCCTTGCGGCTCGTTGTATTGGATCTCCTTGATCTGCGTCTTGTCCCTTATCCGTCCGTCTACGACAAGGGCCACGCCGATGCTGGCGCGTTCGGAGCTTAGGAATTCTGCGTATGGATAGATCCCAGCTCGTGGCCCCATCTTGTCCAGCCAGGAGATGATCGTCTTCGTCTTCGGATTCCACTTCATCGATACGCTGCGTTTTCTTTCGCTCCAGTCCTTCGGAGTTATCGGATGGTCGTCTATGAAGATGGCGTTTCCGATGTGCTTCGCGCCCAAGATCAATCCTCCTCAACGATCTTTCGCAGGGAGGAAAGGACAGAGTAGTAGACCTCTTCCTTCTCACGCATTTGCCCTAAGCCTATATCGCCTACGATGCCTTGGTCGCTATGGCCAAATTCTCCTGTGGCTTCGTCCACATAGCCCATGCGCTCAAGATTCGAACTGAGCCATGAGGTCAATCTATGGTTGTAGACATCTGGCTCAATCTGGGGACTATCCAACTCTTCTTCGCTCGAATTGGAGATCGCATCCAAGGATTGGTAGATGAATTCGTACTTCCAGTCATCTGGCATCATTTCGCCGTGTGCTGGATGCACGATCAGATCATTCACCCATTCTTGGGCATCCTTCGCGTACCAGTATTCTTCTCCAGAATCCCGTTTGCCTAGATGAAAGTAGCGGGCGATCTTATCGGCAAGTTCCTGGACGGTCAGGTTCCTAAATGCCGCCCCTGGGGTCTTTCCAGGACTCCACTTCATCTCTCCAGCCATTCCCCCCCCCACGAAATGCGCTTGTGTCGTTCGCGGAATGATGATACCATCTTGGCTGAATAGATCAAGCGACTAACCCTCTCTCCACGAATGCGCCCCGTCTCGGGCCTCTCTGAGCGGGGCGCTTCCCTAACTACGAGCCTAGGCGTGATATCTCATCCCTGATTGTCGCCAAGGCGACTTCAGGGGCGTTTGAGTAAGCTGCTCGGTCATTGAACGCGTAGTCTGGGGCAGATTTTATCGCACAGGCTGCTGCAAACTCCTTCTCAGCCTCCCTGAGTCTTCCGGTCTTGGCCAGATGGGCTCCGATGGCGATCAGCGGTTCGCGTCTAGCTGGACAGCATCGATTAGCCGCCTGGAATGCCGCCACGGCCTCGCTTTGCATCCCCATATCCCGAAATGCCCAGCCGATCGTTAGATGCGCCTGTGAGGAGTCCATATCAGTGCATTGAGCGGAAGAAAGCCATCGTCGAAGCTCTCGGATGCAGCCTCGATAATTTCCCATCCCGTAGAATTCCATCCCTAGGTTCCAGTGCGCTGCAATGTGGGATGGGTCGACCTGCACTTCCTCAAGCAGGAGTTCCAGATTCTGCTTCCTTCTTTCTTCAATCTTTTCAGGGGACTTTGGAACGTGGAATATGAAAGCGTCCTTGATGACATGGACAAGAGCTTTCTTCTCTTCTAGTGGGATCAACTCCTCATGGATTCGGAATCGCCATTCCCACAGCTTTCTCTTCCAGACTATTCTCCGGTTGTATTCGCGCTCTTCCGTGTTTCGGAAACGCACTGTACCGGCGTTGGCCTTCAGTCTGTCTGCTGTCGCTATGCTGGCCCGCAGTGTCCGCTCCGAACCATCCGCGAGTCTCTCATCGCAATCAACACTCAACAGCCAGTCGGAGGTGGCGAACTCAGCCGCTGCGTTTCTGGCGTTCGCAAAGTGGAATGGGTCTTCGAACTTTTCTGAGTGCGTATGGAGATTCGGAAACCCGAGTTCTTCAGCAATGCGCAATGTGCCATCAGAGGATCCAGTGTCCAGAAGGACGATCTCATCCAGTTCCCGCAGTGACTTCAGGCAGTCTCCTATCAGCGTCTCTTCGTTCTTTGAGATCAGGACTGCCCCGATGGTCGGTTTCTTCACGGCTTCGACTCAAACTGTATCTGGGAATATCCGTTCTGCGAGGCCATGGAGCAGATAGCAAGCTGCGCTTGCGACAAGTCCGTCCACGACTGAGGCCAGCAGATGGCGGTGAACAAACACTGAGGCGGGAGAGAACGCATACCAAGAAAGTGCGAGTCCGATCCAGAACCCAATGCAGGGGGGGCACCCAACGAGGTCAAGCCACAGAGATCGAGGCTCCTCTTCTTGAGTACCGTCTTTCGCCTTCTTGATTCGAACGTAACTGGGCGGAATCTTCCTTGCAAGAGAGCGCAATGGCTGCCCTAATTTTAGAACAGCGATGGCGTTTGCAAGTCCGTAGGATGCGAGAACGAACCAAAGCGCAGCGATCCAATACACTCAGCACCCCCCTCGGCAATGTGCCGTCGCCGGCAGCATCCATTTCCCTGTCCACACCATCACGCACCTCCCGTTTTCGGTTCCCGCTTCAACAGATCGAATGTGCCTTTGTCACTCTTCGGAATGATCGCCACTGGAAGCCTGATGCCTTTGGATACTTCCGAGACAGCTGGCGCAATCTGAGCCATTAGTAGCCATGGCGATGCCCCGCAGATCCTTGAGCCATCCTCTCCGAACAACTCAAACGCCGAAGTTGCGCCATTGGACATCGCGACCATTCCAAGGAGGCTGATTGCGGCCGACAGGTCATTATCGAACTGAAGATTGACTTGGACAGACTCCTTTCCGCATTGAAGTACGGCCCTGTACTTCTTTAGGTTCGTCGCCGCTGCGATAGGCAATAGTGCTTCAATCACAGTAGGCCTCCATCCCTGAGTAGCCTGCCCAATCCTTTGGCCAACTCACCGCGGACGACCATTCCGTTCGTACCAGGCATCTTGAGAATGAGGGATGGTTTTTCTCCGTTACCTTCCTCGTAGTAGGAGATATTTACGATGTCTCCAAGAGGTGTGCTGATGCTGGTCTGTCGGCGGGCCTCAGGCTCTACGCCATCGTCCTGGACGCGTTCAAAAAATTCTACCGGATGGCCAGCACAGAGATATTGGCCAGTCGCAGGATTCTTCATGTGCCAGCAACATTCCCAGAGAACCAGTGTTTCCACGAGTTCACCCGATATGGCGTCCTTGCCTTCAGATCGTTCGATGACATGATATTCGTTCGGCCACCCGACTCGCTTCAAAGTGAATGGGGTGAAGTCTCCCTCTGGCTTTGCGTTCTTCTTGACTCGCACGACATCGCCAGGATTGATTACCATCTGCTCCGCATCAGCGGCGTTCGGCTGATTTTCCACGCTTCCCTCCGTTCACTCTTAGGAGTCGGCACAGCAACTCATCCATCGTCTCTGCAACCTGAATTCTTTCTGCCAGCCAGGAATGGAGTTCTGGCGACACCATGACGGTTTTCTTTCCCTTGCTCTCGCTCTTGATGTACGGCATACGGGGAGTTTTTACGCGCAATACGCACATCAGTCAAGAGGAACTTGCGCGAGGAAAATACAGTTGGTATCGTCTCGCGATGGAATATACTTCAGGCGAACTGAGACCGTCTCCAGGTGAAGTGCGCTGGTCGAAGAAAACTTCTGGAGATTGGGGATACGTTGACGGCGCAGCAAAGGTCACGACCAAGATCGGGCCGTTCTCCACGGAACTTGACTTCTGGATTGAACCGAATGAGATAAAGTTCCTGAGAGAGTTCGCGAATAAGGCTGAGGCGTGGCTGGCTCTTTCGGAAGAGGAGCGAAAGCTACGAGGAAAGAAGAGAAAGTGATTTATGAGTTCGCAGAATATTTTTGTGCTTGACATCGCGTAGCGAGTTAAGATAAAGTTCCGACCGTGCAGCTAAGGAAAATGAATCCGACCACTAGAGCCCGGCGCCTGCCCATCAGCCCGCACTCCTTGCTGCACACAAGATCGCGAGCGGGATGACAGGCGCCGTCCTCAGGTGGTCGTTGGTAAGAGGGGTTAACCATGCCGTACAACTGGGGATTCATAAAGGCGTATCCACCACCAGACGACTCTCCACATAGATACCGTTACGACTGGACGGACCCTAAGGACTCAGATGCCTGGCCGTGCGCCTACTGTGGAGAACTACAAGGCTCTGGTTGGCCAAGTTTCGATATCGGCTCAGAACGGATTTGTCGTAACTGTCCATTTCGGATGCTTTTCGAACTGCAAAAAGCAAGCCCGCCTGGATGTGGTCTGGTAGTTCCTAGAGAATTCTCAAGTATCCTCCGCTCCATTCACCGAGGTACGGCTCGTACGAAGAGGGGCTAGTAACGTAAGCGTAAGGCGAGAGAGGGGTCGGTCGTGGAGGGATGGATAAAGCTCTGGCGCAAAATAAGAGAGAACGAGATCTGGGCGTTCAAGCCATGGTCATTTGGGCAGGCTTGGGCAGAGATGGTTATGTGCGCCAAGTTTTCTGATTGCGCTATCACGTTCCAAGGCAACGTGTTCGATATAAAAAGAGGTCAACTGGTAACTACACTTCGCCAGCTTTCTAGGGACTTTGGGTGGGGGGATCACAGGGTAAAGAGGTACATCGAACTACTCAAAAAACGACGCATGATCGACGCACATAACGACGCAGGCTGTATAATTGTAACTATATGCAGATACGATACTTACCAAGGCTCAGACTCAGACTCGACGCACCAGTATGTTCAAAGTCGACGCACTGACGACGCACTGACGACGCACGACATAAGAAGGGAAGAAGGAGAAGAAGAGAAGAAGGGAGAAGAGGCGCACGAAACACGTATAGGCGCCAGTGAGTCAAACCCGCCGAACGGAGCTCATCCTACCTCCCCAGATTTTATCGACTCTCTAAAGAAGGCAATCCCTGGGTCATCGCCTGAAGAAGAGGTCGAACGGCAGCTATTCCAGTTGGCTAAGCGGACGTGCGTTTGCCCAGCCAAGGACGATACCATTCGGAGAACGATCCGTGCCCTACGGAAACGTGAGGATGTTGGTACTGCTAGACTGCAACAGTATCTGATGTCTAGGGAATCGGTCGGTCGTCATACGAATGACTGGTTAGACCACTTCAAGCCACAGAAGAATTTAAGCAACGGAGATATCCAGCATGAGCGAGCGCCAAAGATTGACAAGCGTTACTGATTCTCCTTGGATCGACGCAGAGCTTGGTGTCATTGGAAGCCTTCTGGTCTGGCCAGAAAACCTAGCTGAAGTTGCTGTAATCCTACGGCCAGATGATTTCCTGCATCCACAGTGCAAGGCATTATTCGAAGCGATGTTGGATACGGATCTAGTTGTTAAGAACGGAAATAAAGAAGAAATCTACGCAACCCGAGTGTGGAATAGGCTATTCGAAAAAGGTAGAGGAGATTTTGTTGCTAAAGCGTTCATCGCACAATTGATGCAAGACTCCGTACACTCCACCACCGCAGTAGATTATTGTCAGGTCATAATCCGATGGGGAAGAGCCAGAGCTATGCGCGAGGTGTTTCAGAAAGCCTCTTCTGAAATCGAGATGGCGGCAGAACTTTCTGACGAGTCTCTGGCGGCTTGGGAATCAAAGATACACGAATACGCCGCCAACCGACTCTCACGTACCCCACTTGAGGCTAACGCACTCATGAGGAAGTTGGGTGAGATCCTTGACTCCCCTGCTCCGGAGGCTTCCATCACTACTGGACTATTGGACTTAGACCGTGACAGTGATCTGTTTGAGCCAGGCGCGTTCACGGTCATTGCTGGGCGTCCGTCCATGGGGAAGTCAACGCTCATGCGGAATCTGGTTCACCACATTTCTCCGAACTACAGCACATTGGTCTTCAGCCTAGAAGAATCCAAGGAGATGTTTAGTACGAAGCTCGCCTGTTCCCTTGCGAAGCTTCCGTACAAAAAAGTTTCAAGGCGGGAACTGTCTGAGATCGATAGGCAGCGGGTTCTCCTTGCGATGGGCATGGTCAGTGAATACAAGCTTCGAACATCGGACGACTGCCTTTCAACCCGAGAGATCATTGGTGCCATCAAGATGCTCCGCGCAAAGAGCCAGCCTCCTCGAGTAGTCTTAATCGATCATTTCCAGGCAATGCATCACGAGCGCACCAAGGGCGAAAACGATGTTTCAATGTATACCAGGACGGTTCATAAACTGGCTAGGGCTGCGGTCGAAAATAACTGCGCTATAGTTCTATTCTGCCAGCTGAATCGTAACTGCGAATACCGGACGGAGCCGCGCCCATATCTCAGCGACCTCCGTGATACGGGTGCGCTTGAGCAGGCTGCGTGGAATGCCTTATTCATCTGGGCTGAGGATAGGAAAGAGCCGCACCGTTACATCTACGTGGCGAAGCAGCGCAACGGTCCTACGTTTGAGGTAAAACTATACTTCGATGGAGAGTACGGGTTATTTGGAAATTCTGTTAAGGAGGGGTTATGACCAAGGAACATCACTTGAAAGTCCTGCGCTCCATTCTGAAAGAAACAACCGACATGGAGAAAAGGCGTTCCTTGAACACCGCTCTGCTCGCGGTGGATATTTACTATCTTGTTCAAGCAGCACGTATGCAGGAAAAACTGGATGCTTCACAAAAAAAGGATGGACAATGTCACGCGCAAAAGATGAAAAAGAATTCGGTGGATCTGAATTGAAAAATGAGTTGGATGCCACACTGGATAGGGCGACGGCACTTGCGAAGCAACTGGAGGATGCGAAGCGGACTCTTGAGATTGAGAGATCAAGGGCCCATGGGATGATTACGGCGATGAACAAGGAGGTTCAGAGATGGAAATCCAGAAAGAGCAGCTCAGGTGAGGAGTGGCGTTCCGCTCACGGATCCGTAAAGCTTGAGAACGGAACCCTGCGTGATGCGCTTGCGAATGCTGAGGCCCAGTTGGCTGCGGCAAAGTCTGAACTGGCGCAAACCAAGGACGCCCTGTCCAAGGCCTCGCACACGGAGAACGCAATGCGGTCGACGCTTGATATCCTTGAGAGAAGATCGAAGAGCGCAGAGACAGAAGCTGCGAAGGTTAGGCAACAGGAAGAGGCTAGGAAGGCTAGAGCGACGGAAAAGCTGGAGCGCAAGGCTGATCCAGTTGGCGATGCGAGGCCGGTTACGAAAGATGTTGCGCGAAATTAGGATTAAACGCAGTGCTAAAGAAAACGAGACCGAAGCGTGCTGTGTCCAAGGCAAAGCGGATCGCCCCAGACATAAATGCTTTTGTTGGGAAGCTAAATCTTGAACAGCGCATGGTTCTGATATCTGGCATACTTACCGTATTCAAGATACTCACTGGGCCCGCACTCATTTCTGAATGGCTGAATGGGGCACCCACGATCAACACGAAAGTCGCTGGGCCGTGGAGAGGGAAGGGATCTTTCGGAAAAGGTTTTGGGCCTCAAGGGAGAAGGTAGATGGCATCACTGCATGGTGGTTCCGTATGGTGGTATGCGTTCTGGACGGTAGCTGCATTCGTTGGATCAATTCCGTGGCTTTCCTGTGCGGAATATCTGGTTCACCGTTTCCTGATGCACAGGAAGTTTGTTCCAAAGTTCGCGTGGGAACTCCACAGCCAACACCACAAGATTTTCGGATCCGACTATACGTATCACGCACTCGACGATGAGATGGCGCGGCACATCACGTTCGATCCTCGGGACTACATCCTCCTGACCCTAGCGAATCTTCCGATATATTGTGCCGTTGAATTCCTGATCCATCGGCCCATTGTGGTCGGGTGCGTTCTGGCCACACTCGCCTATCTGCACAGTTTCCAAGTCTTGCATCTAGCCTGGCATAGCCCCGCAGATCGTTTCTACGAAGAGCATCGGTGGTTTCTCTGGATGAAGGAGCGCCATCGTCTTCATCACGCAGATACGTCGAGCCGGTACAACCTGATCGTTCCGATTGTGGACGGTACGCTGATTGCTATCAAGGCACTTCGCAGCAAGAAGTCTGCGTAGAACAGATCGTAGGATATCTCAGAGGCATGATGAAGACAGCGCGAGAAAATGAATGCCCGAATTGCGTCCCGCATAGGATGCACTATGATGGATGTATGGGGGCCGTGTTTGAAAATGGAGAGATCACCGTCTGCGCATGTAAGCGACCTGAATGCGTGAAGCAACAGAGGGCGTCGGTTAGAGGGATTAAAATCTCCGTAGGTAAATCAAAACAGCGTACTTCAAACCAATCATGAACCACAAATTCAAGCGTCCGAGGACGCAACGTGCAGGCTGTAAAATGTGCAAGGCTTGGAAGTCTAGTCGTCAGGCTGCGCATCGGTTACGCGACAAGAGGCAGGACGAACCGAGAGATGAACACCTTTCATACAAATCGTGAATGACCAAGAGGGGAACTTTCCACTCATCTGGTTCTGGAATCCTCAGCCATTCCCAGGTAGAACCGTGAACCGGAAAGGACAGAGATGTAGAGTGCTGGCGAGAGGAGCGAAGAACAATGTGCTGGTGGAGTTTGTTGACGGTTTTAGAGTATGCGCAAGTAGATATGCCGTAAGAAAAGCGTGAAGCAGATGAAGAAAGATCAGATATGGATTAGAATTCCTCTGAGAGAACGCCGCGAGCGGATCATGTGGATGAAGGCGTGCCTCAGGGTATGGCGGGGGGCGACCAAGAAGAGAGATCATGGACTTGCCCATTTCGCATCGAACGTAGCCTTTGGTTGCGGTTTGCTCAAGGTCAGTTGAGGGAGGATAAGCCGCGCATGATAAAGACTGTTTTCTTGTTCGCAAACGGAAACGTAGCCTGCTGCGATGAACATGGCCAGCAAGTTCCAGAAGAGAACAACTCTGCGTGGTTTCATGTACTCCAGGATAAGCTGGATCGAGGGGTGATTTCTGAGGATACAGAACTGTATATGGCTGGCTGGGAATCCAGAGATGGGAAGAAGTCCATGACCGTCTTTGATCTTATGGTGCGAGGAAATCTTGAGAAAAAGGAGAATGGATGAATCCGCTCGCGCAATCTAGGGGCAACGAAAAGAAGATGGGAGCAGAGGAGTTCATGGGGAAAAGGCTGGCTAGGCTAGTGGTCCACTCTTCCATCGATGATGATGGCTACCCCACGTCCAACATCGTTGGTGGAATATGCTGGAACTGCTGGAAGACGGCACGAGAAATTATGGATTGCAAGATGGGAGATGTCTGCAACGAGTCCAATAAGAAGTGGGCAGCTATGGGGAATACCCAGTAGCCTCTAGGCAAGCATTCCCTTGCGTCAACCCCGTGGTACTGGTGTACGATGCGTTGCCACTGCACATTTCTAATGAATTGTGCAGTGACTGCATAGAAGAACTGAAATGTGCAGTGTACTTGCCTGTGGCCTAGCCTATACCCCGGTGCCACGCATCGGACGCGGAGCTCGCCAGTTTGAATCTGTCTATGCCAACTCCTTTCTCAGTTTCCAGTCTGGACAGGACCGTCCGTTCTCGGTATAACTTCCGAAAATCTGGTAGATCAGGAGTCAGCCACCTGCAATAGGAACAGCTTCTCTTTTGAAGAACTGAATTTTATGCCAAGCCGAACATTTGAAATCGTAGTCGAGGCCGTGTACCCAGGGATGTCTTCCATCATCATTTCTGTGAACGGAAGAAGGCATCTCATGCCATCCGCGCTCTTGCCGGCCACGCAGGAATGGTTCAACGAGATGACTGGCCGACCACTGGTCTTCTCCATTTCTGCGGAGGAACAGCGTAGCACGACCGAGAGAACCATTGAGGGTGCTGGATCCTCTTCATCCAACGAAGTCACCGTGAGCGCAACATGAAGACTGCGAAATGCGAGAAAACTGGCGACAGGGAATACTGGTCAAGTATAGCCGTAGGTGCGGCAGAAGTACGATCTCAGGCTTTTGCGAACTCCGTGAAATTTTCTTTGTGGCTGAACAAGTCGAGGGAGAGACGTAAGCCAACGAAGAAATAGCTTTGGCGAATCGGAGCGGGAGGGGTGGTGGATCAGCTCGTACTAATCATGGCTCAAGGCAAACAGGAAAGGCTTCCGATCTCCACCTACGGATACAAACAACTCCTCCGCATCGGAAACGAAAGCATCATCGTAAGGCAGATTAGGCTTCTACGGGAAGCGGGCGCGTCGGACATTCGCATCGTGGCTGAGGAGACGCGCCCATGGCGTGAAGTGTCCAAATTGCTGTGCGTTCAGTTGTATCCGCTGCGCATACCAGGCGACTGCATTCTCAGCGGAGTGAGCGCGTGTCTGGATAGGCTGGCACCATCTGAACGTCGCCCAATTCTTTTCATGCTTGGCGATGTCATATTCTCTCGGGCTTTGATGCATTCCGTGTTGAGTGATCGCGGTGAGATCAGGATCTTTGCCAGAAAGGGCCCGAATCCCGCGACGGACAAATTGGATGGAGAAGCGTTTGCATTGCGTGTATCTGATGCGGCAAAGAAACCAGTGGCCGCATTGTCTCAGTCTCGCTCACACGCCTCTGGTTCCAACGGAAAACTATTTGATCTCGCAGCAGCACTGGTCATCTCCAGATTGTTCGGTGGAGAACCGATTCATCCGACGCAGCCAACAGACTGGAGCGATGACGTGGATTGCGTTGAAGACCTTGCGCGGCTTCCGGTTTTGGAGAAATTAGCAGTAGAAGATGACGCAGCATTCATCAATGCGCGAATCGCTTGATTCTCGCCTACTATTGTGTGTCCGTTTTTATATTGACAATACCTCTCCATGGGCGTAGAAATGACACATCGGAACCACTGGCTCCTCCCCGGGCCGACCGATCTAGTCCGACCTGCGAGCCAGCCCTTGCGAGAGAGAAACGAGAGGGCTGGATGAGACGGCGAAAGTACGAGCGGTTCTCTGAAGACGACAAGGCAGCGATGCTATCGCTGTCGAAAGAAGGTCTGCGGTCAAAGGAGATCCAGACTCATCTTCCACATCTGCCAACCCAGCGAATCAGCGGATTCCTTCGAATGCACAAGGCCCCAGGAGCGAATCCAAATCCTCGATCGACCGTTCTAGTACGAACGACGGCTGAGGCCGCACCGCAAGTCAGGGCCGCTGCTGCCGCAGCCGCTTCTGGTAATGTGCAGGCTTCATCCAACCCACTTCCGTTTGCTGCTCAACCTACAACCGCAGCGCACCATCAATCGCAGCCATCTGCGGAATATGACTTCCGGCCGACGCAGACCCCGATGGTGACGAGCGGAGGAATTCCGGTATCATCTGGTCAGGGTCAGAGACTGGAAGTCGAACGAATCATTCCGCAAGATGGGCTTCTTGGCGTTCACCCGATGTCGTTCTTGAAAGATGATATCGGTCGTGTTTATGGTTCTGGAACATACAGAATCACGACGCGCTCAAATAGTGGACAAATAATGACCGCAGAAGTTCCTATTGCGGCCACCTATGGTCCTCCGCTTTCACCGAAGCGTTATTCTGGGCGAGAAGGACAGCCTGATCGGTCACAACCGAAGCTATGGAACGATCCACAAGATCAGCAGTATCGCTTTGAACGCGCAGAGGCGCTTCGCGCTTCTCATAGTCCAGCTGAAGATCTCAAGAACACCGTCCAAGCTACGAAGGAACTCATGACGCTTGCGAAGGAAAACGGCCAGGACAGTTCTGGCGGTTACGCTAGAGCCATGGAGACGCTGGCTGCCGCCGCATCGCAGCCGAAGTCTCAGGAATCTGGGGTGCTTGAGAAATGGTTCATTGCGGACGCAGAACGCCGTTCGATAGAGCGCAAAGAATCTGAGGAACGTCGGGAACGCGAACGTCGTGAGGACATGGAGCGCCGAGATCGTGATCGGAAGGACGACCAGACGCGTTTCGATCAGATAATGGAACTTGATCGCCAGCGGGCTGTGAGTTCCAACAAAGAAAAAGATGACGCACACAAGCGAGAAATGGAAAGGCTGAAGGAAGAGAACTCCGCTCGAGTTGCTTGGGAAGCAGAACAGAGAAAAACGCTCCTAGAACTCGAGGCGAAGAAGATCGAACTCGTGACCAAGGCGCAAGAGGCTAGGGAGAAGGAACTTGATCGCCGTATTGAAGAAGTAAAAGCTGAGGCAGAGTCTGGCAGGGATTCGATCCAGGGAGAGCTAGAAAAAGAGCGCGATCACCAGACGGCAATGTTCGATCTTCGGTCAAAGCAACTCGACATACAGGAAAAGTTCCAGAATGAAAAGCTGGATATGCAGCGCCAGCAGATCACTTCCTCTAGTGCGGATAGCGTCCTCTGGGGGACGGTAAAGGATCTGGTAGACAAGGGCTCTAAGGCATTTGAGAGATACACGGAGACTGAACAGCTCAAGATGGTTGTCGAAGAGGCTAAAAAGAACGGCGTTAGTCCTGGAACTGTAGCAGACCTCGGGCGGGCAGCCATGGCTGGGAATATGCAGCCTGAGGCAAAACACACTTCCACGGGCCAAGCCTCCAATACAAACGGAAATGGGAATGGAAAGGGGGCGGAAGTGGGCCTACTCGACCGATTCTTCAAGGATCCGATCTTTGCTGAAGTCGTGGAGGAGTGGGGCCTTGCGGTCTCTGTCAAGGCAAAGCCGAGTACATTCGCCAACACTTTCCTAGTCTGGATGAACGATCCAGAAAACACGACATACAAGAAGGCGACATCGACCTTTGCTCTGTTCCTTGAGAACAGAGACTGGCCATCGATGTTTGAAGCCATGCAGAGAAATCTTTCTGCCAAGATCACGGAGCCATTCAAGTCTCCGTATGCGGCTGAATTCTATGAGGCATTCCGCGTCATCGTCGTGGAGAGTACGCGTTATCTCTACGCGGAGTTCATGCAACAGCGGGCTGACCAAGAGGCTCGTGTTGCGCAAGAAGCGGCAGCGAACAACGGATCTTCTGAACCTGTAGCGGAAGAGTCGTCTCAGCCCCTGAAGGAAACGGAGCGCATCAGGGCATGACCGAACACAAAAGGCTGCGGAGGCTTGGCATCGCGATTGATGCCGCCCCACCAGCCTATGGTGAAGTATTACGGACTCCTCTGGAGGACGACTTCGGGGGCATCCGGTTTGAAGTCGGTCGTGCTGTCCAATACGTAAAGGAAGGTGGCGCAGATCCGCTTGTGGTTGACACGGCGAGATATTGCGCGATGCTCGCGAGAGATACGGCAGAACAGCTTGGTTTTCCCGTAACTCCTGAGAACGCAAAGTTGATTGACCTGGAGGGGGTATTCCTTTGGGTCCAGGCCAACTTCGTTTACGTTGATGATCCAACTGGAGTGGAAGTGATGCAGACAGCACCTCGTATGCTCCGTCAGAAGATGACGCCGCATGAAGTGCTGGAATGGATGTGGGCTCCGATTCGAGATGGAATGGCTCTTGCCCGCGGTATTGATCCATCGGAATTAAGCTGTCCTGAAGGAAAAGTGATCGGAGATTGCGAAGAGGCTGCCTGTCTTCTGTTGGCCATGGCTGCCGCTCTTGATATCGGTCCTCTGAAGTTCCGCTTCGGCGGGAATGATGGCCAACTCCACCATGTTTGGGCTTCTGCTATGGCTGGTGGAGAGTGGCGCGACATGGATGCTACTCAGCGCCAGTTAGGGTTCGATCAGTTTCTGCCATTCGACCACTTCGATGAACTGGAGGTCGAACTTCCGTGATCCTAGGAAAATGGTCTGATGGGCCACGCCTCGGCGCGGTTGAGCTGGTTGAGCTAGGCTCAATTCGTCGTCACGCCTCCATGGGTGGCTTCCTAGACTTCTTAGGTGGGTTCGCTGGAGAGGTTGCTGGATTCTTCGGGAGTGCTGTTGGCGCTGGGTTGGGATTCCTTAAGGATGCGCTGAATGTCGGGCTGAAGCCGCTGATGGATGGGGTTGCGTCTGCCTTCACTGGGCTGGCAGATATCCTTCGGGAGATCCCGCTCATCGGGGAAATCGTTGGTGGCCTCATCCTAGTTATCAACGCGGCCATTCAGACGCTGCTCTCTCTTCCGGGGCTCTTGATTGACGCGCTTCCGAAGATTCTTAAAGGACTGACCAGTTCGTTCTTTGGGGCGTACGGTAAGGATGAGCAGAGTTCAATCCTAAGCACGGTTCTGCCGAAAGTGGCCGCCAGAGCTCCAGAGCCGATTCGGAATGTCGTCAAGACCACGCTGGCTGAAACTAGGCCAGCGATTGACGGTTCGGTACAGCCACCCGAATCTGCGGGTGGAATTGATCCGCTTGTAATCGCCGGGGTCTCTGCCGCGGTTGTTGCCGCAGCTCTGATCGCGGCTTGACCTATCCAAGGCCTATTTTTTTTGGAGAAGACACGATGGCGGAGAAGAAGGGGGCGGGCACCAAGCCTGCCGGTTCCCGCCGCGGCGGGAACGTCGTGGTGGATCTCGGCGAGACGATTGACGACGTGATCGACGCCGCAGTCGAAGCTGGCTACAAACCAAAGCAGGGTTTGGGAGCGGCTGGTAACACGAAGCCAGGTGGGTATCGCCCTGGTTTCCTCGGTTCGAATTTCCGACCTGGTATCGGATTCCGTCCGAGCGGTATTCATCCATCCAAGCTGGGTATGGCCCTCAATATCCAGAGGACCGTGGACACGATGAAGGTTTTGGGTGGGTCCATTGCGGGCATGGCGTTCAACCGTGTTCTGTATCGAGCCATCCCGAAGGTGTCCACGTCCGTCACGTCGGAGCTGCTGGTCAATGGAGCGGCTGCCGTTCTTGGAGTCGCGCCCTACTTCCTTTTCAAGAAGGAAGGTCATGGAAGCGATTTCCTCGTCGGATTCGCGATCCCAGGCGTCGTGACATTCGCTGGATCGCTCTTCGACAAGCTCCTTGGCGCGGTCGCCTCCAGCGTCCTTCCGAAGCCGATGCTGTCTGGCCCGGATGCGTCCCGGCCAGCGACGGACGCGCATCGTGCTTTGGCGGAAGCCAACCGTACGCTTGACGCGCTCAAGGGCCGGATGGGCCTACAGCGTCAGACGGTTGTGTCTCTGCCACGGGTTCAGGGGGTGGCTTCTTAATAAACATCCGCAGAGGGGGAAGGCGCCAACCCGTCCCCCGGGGAGGGGGCGCAGGGCGCCCCAAGGGTCGGACGCGGGTGGCGCCTACCCCGTGCGCGGTGAAGTGTGTTTGTGAACGAACTGTAACTGTGAATAACTGAAACGAACGAAAGGGAAGACAATGGGCGAAACGATGCGCGATTACATTCCGCAACGTCCTCAACGTATCGGCATTTACGACAACAGCACCGGAAAGGTGACTGAGGCCGTCTATTCCGAGTGCGCTGACCAGACGCAGAGTGTTACTATCGCTTCTGGTACTGGCACGTACGATGTTACTCTCGAATTTCCCCAGACGCAAAACTCGGACTGCGATGCGACTCTTGGTCATGGAGTGGAGATCTCGTATCTCTCCGGTGGTGGTGCGACCGGCATGACGATTGGAGATCTCGCCAAAGTCCTTACTTCGGGCACGATTGAAATCACTCGTGCTGGCCAGAAGTGCGTCGATCAGCGCGAGATGGCTCAGGCGAATTTCCTTGTTCAGTTCCAGGCTGAAGCTGCGTTGGCTGCTGGCCGCGTGGCTGCTGGATGGAATAATGAGCAGATTTATCGTGCTGGCCAGTGCACGCCTATCATGCTCTATACGAATAGGGATGTGATTCTGGTCAGGCTCCGTGGAGCTCAGCCAGATGAAACCCAGGTTGTTGTCGTGAAGCTCATCTTTACCCGCTACACGACGCAGCCAACGACTCCTTCCTGCGCACTCCTGCCGCTCGCTATCTTCCAGGGCTCTGCTTTCCCTGTGAAGTTCTACGAGAGTCTCCCAACCAGGGAAGCGCAGCCTTGGGATGTCGCTGATCTTTCTGGGGCTAACCAGGTGGCTACGCTTACGCATGGGGTTCAGCAGGGTCTTAGCGCGGAGCGTGGAATCGCGTAACGTCTTCAGGGCGACCAGAAGGAACGTATTACCCGGCGTGCGCCGATTGTCGGCGTACGCCGGTTTCCATCACCTTCTGACGGTGTTGCTAGATGACCGAACAACTAAATACAGATATTCCGTTCCTGCGACTAAAGGGGCAGCATGAAGTGCAAGGAGATTGCTTCATACGCCCATCGGACTTCTTTTTTGCAGAGAGATTCCAAAAGAAGGTAGAGGCACTAAAGAAATCGTCTCCACTCCTTGCTGAGGCGATCTGTTTTGCCCAGGCCTTGGGCCTGATGGAGCCTGCGGAAGCTCGTAGACCAGGGGCTGGCAATGCAGTAACCAGAACAAGGGTTGGAGTTACGGTTCCTCGAGCGACAGTAAATCCAGCTCAGCCTAATATAATCATACCTGGGGTATTTGAAGCGTTCTCTACCTGTCCACCAATGGGCACGTTAGGAATCGCCGGTAAGATTGATGTTATTCCGGCGAATACGACTGCGATCAGCTTCGGGCGTGTCTTCTATCAGCATATGATCGTTGGCGTAGGTAAAGATCTCTGTGTGGATTGGAATTTCCCAGACTGCCCAGGTTTTGTCACGACGGCAGAAAACTTCTTCATATCCCCTACGGGGATCAGGGTTTTCCTTCAGAATAGGTCTAGGACAGGAGAGGCGCTGTTCTCCGTTGAGGCAGAAATATGGCCAGTGCTGTGATCTTGTTCCGTCGCGCCGATATGAATAAGGTGAGAAAATGGGGGTCGTAAGCGGAGGACCGATACCGTACATGATTCCCACCAGCCAGGACACGCTGAAGGTGGTTGAGTCGGATGTACCGCTCGCATTTGGCGGCGTGTTTAGTTCTGAGATAACCATCTTCCGTGGGTATTCGGTCTTATGTGCATTGGTCATCACCGATCAGTCAACTTTGTTAGAAGTTACTGAACGGTGCGACTCAGACGCAGCAGATTTGAAAGATGGGGTAGTAACTGAGTCTGCATTGACCGCAGTGGATCCAGTCACGGGGAAGAATTTCCTCTGCAAGCGATTTGAGCCATGCGGCAAATTCGGGAGTATCACGATCACAAACAAAGGCCTCATCGCTCAAACTTTCCTGCGACTGTGCGTCTACTTACTCCCTATCCGATAGTGCGGAGTCGATCATGGCGTCCTTGGCGGCAAGAATCGCGACTCTGGTAACGGAGCAGCAGAACGTCAAGCACGCCATCGAGAAAGAGGTTGAGGAGCGCCGTCGCGATCACGATGAACTCACGAAAGTAATAGGATCCGTGAGCAATCTGAAGGAAAAGATCGATACGTTGGATGGAGAGAAGAAGGAGAGGGACAAGGAGTCCCGCTCAAGAAACTGGCAGGCATGGTTCGCGATAGCTACGGCCCTTCTCGGGATTGTATTGACGCTCCTGAAAATCAAAGGGGCAGTCTGAGGTAGTCATGAGTAAGAACATTCTCGTGGTTGAAGACGACGCGAAGCAGGCGCGGGAAATGACTACCCTTCTCAGAAAATGCGGGTACAAGGCTTCCTATGTCTTGTCGTCTGAAGAGGCGATCTGTGTCTGCGGAGCAGAGAAATTCGACTGCCTCGTAGTGGATTACTGCATGCCGCAGATTGATGGCGTGAAGTTTGTTCGTACCCTACGCCAGTCTGGGGCGCATACTCCAGTAGTCATACTTACAGCCTCAGATAAGGTAAAGGTGGAGGCGGCAGTTGACGACCTTGAGGTGTGGAACGTACTGGAAAAGCCTACGGGCATGAAAGAGCTCGGAGAGAGCATCGAAGAGGCGTGCGAGTGGTTTGAGATGCCTCCAGAGGTCGTAAACGAGCTTGAGAAGCAACTAGAAGAAGAAACGAAGCACATAGGCGAAATGCGTCGTGATCTGGACGATGAAACGAAAATCCTTCCTCCTTTTGGGAGAGTTCTATGATCGGACAGTGGGATCTCGTGTCGTATCCTGGCCTGATCGCTGCGGTGGTCGCATTGATCGGAGTCACGAAGAAGCTGTGGAAGCCATGGGTCAAGGGGAAGGAACCGATGCTTGCGGTTGCTCTCTCTTATGTTCTCGGCATATCCTCCAAGCTGACGATCCCCAAGGCGTTCCAAGGAATCTACTGGGTTCCATTCCTAGTTACGCTCGTGTTCGTGGCGATGGCGGCGATGTCAGCGCATGACCGCATCGTGAATCAAGTTCTGGCTGGCAAGCCAGCGCCAGATTCGTCAAAACGAACCCCCTGATCGTGTACTTTTTTTGAAATGCGGAATAGGATGTCGCAGATGAGAAGAATTGTGACTGCGCTGGCGATCTGTGCAGTGCTTTCCTTCGCGGGCTGCTCCACGGTGGATCGTAACGCCGTGAACCAGATTGAAGTCACCCACGCCCAGATCCTACCGAAGTACCTTGAGTACGTATCCAAAGATGCCACGCTCTCTGATCCTCAAAAAGAGGATCGCAAGAAGCTGGTAGAAAGCCTCCAGCGAATCGTGGCAGCACTCAAGAAGTCAGCGGGAGGGGAGTAACGTGGATTGGGTAGCGATCAAGGATGCCGTAGTCGCCACCGCAAAATCCAGACTCGGTAAGTTTCTGGATCAGAACAAAGATGCGGCCGACTTCCTTCGCGAACGTGCGGAGAGATTCGCGAAGCTGACCGTGGCGTGGGGGGGTGCCTCGACTGAGGAAGAGCGATCTTCCTTCGCAAATGATATGTCGATCGTGAGGATATCCATCGACAATGAGATCGCCTCCGTAGCGGTTGCGGCTGCGGCAGAGACGCGAGCTTTGTTCAAGAGCATCCTTTCTACGGCTCTGGAGACTCTGGCGCGTTCTCTTCCTGGGCTTCTAGGGGCCCTGTGATTGGTGGGGGGAAAATGGGAGTCCTGACTATCGTGGACGGAGAAGGTATCTCGAAGAGGGCTCTCCGGTTCATGATCTCCATGTTCGGTGTCGGGATCATCCTAGGCCTGATTGCCTCCTTCTGTTATTCGGCCTATCTGATGTCTGTCGGCGGATGGGACAAATCGACGAGCCTATTCCATGCAGTCGTGCTTCTTTTCGGACTAGGCGTGACTGTGCCGGCGCTTTCCACAAGCCTGCGGATGCTTTATCATGGCCTGGTCCTGAGCGAGAGGGGATTGCAGAACGCTGAGAAGCTGTCGAACGCCGTTGACCGCGCTGAGGAGAAGGCGGGGCCAATGGTCGACAGGTTCGAGCGGATGGTGGGCAGATTCGAGCGGTTACTGGACATCGCAGAATCTGAACGAGCTAAGGCGATGTTGGCTAGGGTGGAGAAGGCACTGGAGTCTGGGCTTCTTGAGAATCTGGCTGATGAGTTTGAGCCCCGTGGAACACCTCCATCAATCCGTGCTGCGCTGCCAACTCTTGTAGCACGCGGGAACGGTGGAGTGAAGAGTCTTCCTCGCAAGGAAGAGTGAAGATGCAGAAACACAGATTGCTGTTTCCTGCGGGTAGGCTTCTTGGTCCAATTCCAGTGTCCCGACCACATAGCGTTCTAGTCAAGTATCAGATGGGACAGGTGGATTACGGAGATGAATCTCCACCTCCAGATCAGCCCGCAGAACCTACTCCACCAGTAGAGACGCCCCCTGACTACAGCTGGGATGTTCCACCTGGCCAAGAGATATCTCCATACTATCCACCAGAAGGGGCACCTCCCGACTACAGTTGGGATGTTCCACCTGGCCAAGAGGTATCGCCATACTATCCACCAGAAGAGCCCCCTAAAGATTACTGGAGTGATCCATGGGCTGAGGAGCCGCCTACATCTCCATACGAGCCGATAGGTGTAGAGCCAGTTACAAGCGAACAAAAAAAAGCAGATGAGCAAATAAAAGCTGAGAAGACTACTGGAAAAAAGACGGCGTTGGTTATCAAGGATCTCCTTGCTGGGGTTCCGGCTGGGTCGTCTGCCTGGGCTTCCTATGCAACCCAGTTAGACAAATGTATGACGATGCTCAATTCCAGCGATGCCATCAAAGTGATTGGTGGAGGGGCGTGTCTCTACTCGCTCTATCAAAGCGTCCATGACTATGTGAACAAGAGGGATGACGACGAAGCTGCGGCTAGGAAAGCTAAAGAAGACATTGAACGCGCTGCGGCAGCGGCCAGAGCTGCCGGCAATGCGGCAGCTGATCGGGCGAATCCTAGCGAATGGATGTGGATCTTGGCGGGAGGGGCCGTGGCTGCTGCTATAGTGGCCATCGCGTAAGGAGGAATGAAGATGCAGAGATCAAGAATGCTGTCTCAAGCGGGTAGGTTTCTTGGATCCATTCCTATTGCCAGCAAACGCATCCTTCCAATCCACTATCGGCTTGGACAATTGGATTACGGAACGGATGAACAGTCCGCTGGTGCTCAAACTGCTTCTGCGGTCAGGCAACTCCTCAGTGCGCTACCGCAGGGTTCGGCGGCCTGGATTTCGTATACGAATCAATTAGACAACTGCCTGTCGATGCTAAACTCAAACACACTGACTGGGGTGGTCGCTGGAGGTACGTGCCTTTACTCGCTATATCAGAGCGTACGTGACTACCTTGACAGGAAGAACGAAGAAGAAGCTGCCGCACAGAGAGCTAAAGATGCAGAACGTATTGCCGCAGAAGCAAAAGCTAAAGCAGACGCCGCAGCCGCAGCAGCTCGGGCGAGTGCCAGTAGCGACTGGCCTTGGATCTTGGCTGGAGGAGCTGTGGTTGCCGCAGTAGTTGCCTTTACGTAACTTTCAGGTGGAATATTATTCCACCATTTCTTACTGGAGGATGCCATGGCGAAGGTTGTAGCGACTGGTTCGAAGCTGGGGAAGTTTGTCAAGGCTGGTCACAAGTGCGCCAAAGGCTGGAAGAAGAAAGTCGTACGCGTCAAGGGACATGGCAAGCGTACGATGTGCGTACGCAGGAAGAAGTAGAGTAAGGAACAGAGGGGGAACGGGGCGTATCCATGCGCCCCGCCCCGTTCTAATTTCATATGCCTTACCAGACTCCCTATTCACAGCCACCGCCTCAGCAGCCTGGATCTGTTGGGGTTCCGCTTCCTGGGCTAGTTCCGATTGGAACACTAGCAAATGTCCCTACCTATTTTGTCGGAGTCTCTAAGGCGATGGCCAATGTGGACGCGCTTGTGGCAACACCAGATGGGCAATACAGACGCCCTATTGCTGGAGAACTTGCTGCGGCAGTCTTCTTATCTAAACCAGGCCAGTCGATGGAGCCAGATGGGTCTGATCTGATTCCCCAGGCCGTTGCGGCAGTTGCTGGAATGAAGCCTCCAGCAACTGCTGAATCTGCCTCTTGGGCACCTCCATCCTCTCCTAGTTGGTCGTGCGGCTCAGCTTTGTATCCGATCATAGGAGCAGGAGCATCGTTCTCTGTAGCGGATGGAACTCCAGCGACATGCCCAGATGGATCCGTTGCGGATCGATGTGTGGTTGCTTTCATATCAGGGGATGGTCTTGAGGTATTTCCTAAGGGCTTTTCTTTCACGCTCATGGCCCCGGTGCAGTGGAATATACAGCAATTCGACTTCATGGCCGCCCAATCCGTTGCCGTACTGTTCCCATCCAATGTCAGTCAGATCGTAAAAGATGTGCTCTCTACCCGAGGTATGAAGGAGGCGTTCAGAACGAGAGCCCCATCTCCGCTTGGAACAACACCGCCATTTGCTCAATCAATCTACGCAATATCAGTTCCTCCAACTCCAGCATTCCACCGCGGGGACAACATAGATGAGATCCCTGTATTGGATATGGAGGAGGTAGAATCGAGATGGAATCAACTTCACTCAGTTCTGGATGAAGTTCCGTGGTTCAAGATCGGTTCCTACGACTTGATTTTCGACTGTTCAGGGAATGTGCCTATCGGGACGCTCCGTGATGGGCGGAAGGTCGTATGGGATGAGCCGAGACTCTACGCTCCAAGCCTGAGCGATTACTTCCCGAAGTCAAAGGCAGAAATACACGCTTCGCTCGCTACGGCGATCGGTGCTTCCCTTGAAAGCATCTTCGGGTGCGTAGCTTCTAGCCTGAAAGTGAAAGCGGAGCGTGCGGAAAAACAGGGGAAAATGATCGGTACGATTGAAGTAATCGTCGGTGGTACACTAATGATCTTCGGGGCGATCCCACCAAACTTCACCATGCTCGGGCATGGGGCTGGTCTAGTATTTCCTCAATACGCAAACTGGATTGGGATCGTCTCAAAAGCAATGGATACTGCCATCGGATTCGCTTTAGCTGGATTGGGAACAGCTGTCACGTCACTGGTCGAGCAGGTGAATTCTGGAATGGTGAAGGATCTGATGGGTCAATTGTCTAAATTGATAGACTCCGGTGTTGGAGATAGCGCAAAGAAACTAATGGAAGCGGCGCTAAGCATCCAATCCATTGAGGGAATTTCTGCTCCGTTTCTTTTGTGGACCATCATGGCCCCAAAGCTCGGTCCTGTCCTTGCCATGGGTTCTTCCCTGCTCGGCATAGACGTGGATCTGAAGAAGGACGTGATCGATCCGCTCATTGCCAAGGCAGAGGCAAGCGGGATGAGCGTTCCAGACTATCTCAGATCGATGGCGGCTGAGAACGCAGCTGGTGCGGAGCGGGCCAAGCAAGTTGCCAAGGGTGAAGCCTCTCTGGAAGAATCGGATCTTGGAACTGGGGAAGGACTCGGAACATTCGGAACCGCAGCTCTTGTCGGTGGAGGATTGGCTGCGGTCTATTTCTCTGGATTGCTGTGAACGGAACTTCCATATGAAACTCGGGGCTGCGGTCGATCCATCCTTCATTGCTGGACTGGACGATCTAGCTGACGCCGCTCTCTATGAGGGTGCGCAGGCCTCAATGGTGTACGCAAAGCAAGTGGAGGCTTATCTCTCCAATCAATCTTCTACGGTAGCTGTCCCAGGAGTAACGCCGCCACTCTATTACCTAGAGGCTCGGCCTCATCTGAACGAAGTTCGGATGATCCTGGTGGAATGGATGTCACGTTTAGCGGAAACGGCGAAGTCCTACGGATCGCAACGTCGTGCTTTCGAGGCCATCACCCTGGCTTCGTCGCTACCTAGCATTCCGCAGCCAAAAGATACCATCGGACAACTAGCGTCCGTCATCACTCCTGAGCATGCGGCGATCAGTGCCCAGTTAGTCGCATCAGAGACAGGGGCGCTCCGTGATGCGGTGGCGGGGCTTCAGGCGCGACTCGCATCTGCACAAGGAGCTATTGCAGCTCCGATTGAAGAACCGATTAGCACGGCGACAATTGGCCTGGCCGCAGGACTTGTCGCCATAGTCCTTTGGGCGATATCATAAGCGAGGAGGAAAATATGGCAGCAGGAGCCAGTTCGATTTCATGGGGAAAGAAGATACCACTTGGGGCGGCAAACCAGAAGAAGGCTGGAGAGCCTTTACGGGTCGTCCCGCCCGCGCCTAGTGTTGCACTGATCCCTATGGTTTCACTTGGAACAACAACGCATCCGCTGACTCTTGGCAAAGCGGAGACTCCGATTCAGGCAGCGCAGATATCGGCTCCTCCCGTTGAGATGGGGGCGGCTCACGGGGAAGCTGTTGTCCTAGAATCTGTCTGGACTGTGTCCATCGTTGCTGTTGATCCAAGCGGCAAAAAGTACGTTGCTGAATTCGATGCAGTCTTTCCAGAGGGCTCCTGCTTGACTGCATTGACTACCAAGAAACAGTAGAGATTACCGACGTGAATGCGATACTTGGAGCTGATGCCGTGATAGGATTCGCCCAATCCTGGCCTGGATGGGCTGAAAAGGCCGGCATCTACTCCTTGGCGCATGAGTTGCAATCGGAAATCGATAGGGGCGCGTGGGGGAGGGATGGAGAAAGATCGGCGCGGATAGGGAGGATCCTCGGGCTCGCAGAAGCGAGGCTTGAGGCGGCAGTTGCGAAAGAAAGTTCGGCTGGTACAGAGCCCTCAATGGAGGGCATGGCAACCATGATGTCAATGCTCAGCAGCGCAGTCTGGATCTGCGTTCTCGTGCTCTGATTCGTCTCTGGGGAGGATACATGAGTAATATGCCTGACGGAGGGATCCCGCTCAAAGAGGGAGCCACGCTCGGCTCCTGTTCTACGAAGCGCAAAGATGGGATGAAAGTCTCATCGATGGGCTGAGGGATGGCTATGGCAAGTATCCCCTCCGGTGGAGGTGGACTAAGGCTTGAGTCGTATGCGGCTCCAAAACAGAGCGTCCAGATTCAGCAGAGGTCGATGGCTAAAAACTCTTCTGAGGACTCGTGCCCAGAATGCGGAATCGGTAATGGTTGCGGGTGCTTGGCCAAGGTAACTATGGGCAAGGCGAAGTGTGACGGAAAATGGGGGGAGGGCGGGGCAGTACCGGAGATCAGTAGAAAAGTGCCGATTATAGTTCGAGCCAAGCCGATGCCTGGAACCGAACGGAGCGGAATCAACTACCCTCCGATGGGTCAGCCATCGAAGAAAGGTATCGCGCTAGGACAGAATGCTTACGGCTTCAGTCATGCGGCCACAACGGAAGAAGTTACATCGCTCCTGCGGTCCCTAGAAAAGGCACTCGCAGATGTGGCCGCTGCGGCTGACGGACAGAACGCCCCAGCTTGTGTCCGCGACATCATGGCGGGATCGTATCTGCTGGCTAAGAAGACCGCAGAAAAGATGCGCAACTTCATCATGGCAAATGTGCCAAAAGTAGAGTGGCTATTGACTGATGGTGAGGCGGCAGTTGCTGGTGAAGTCCTGAAATGTGCAGCAACCTTGCAGTCATCCAGCACTAAGATGGAATCGGATGACACTGGGATGGCTGCTGCCATCGCTCTTGGGCTTGGGGCCCTCGTTCTTTTCTTCGTCGTGTGATGGGAGAAAGTTCCATGGGTCAACAACTGCGTCTCATGAATAATAGGATACTTGGACAGGAAGCCCTACGGATCGGTCCTATTCAGATCAAGACGCCAAGCCCAGCCATCTCCGAACTTCAGAAAGCAGCTGTTCAGGAGTCTACGGACAAAGTAGAGATGGTGACTAGGGTAACATCAGCATTGACGAACCATTTTGAGGAATTGTCTGCGTTCTTGCTCGGAACGGACACGACCGCTGAGGTGGTGAAACAGGCGACTCAGAGCCTGACCTCTGCCGTTGACAAGAGAGACGCTGTGATCGGATCTGTCTGATGAAAAAAAGCCTACCGCCCTGACAGCTTGGAGCGATGAAACGTCCAACGGGTTCCGTTGGAGTATCCAAGACTTTCAAGGTGTCCAAGAAGATCAGAGGAGCAGAGGTGTCCGCTCCTGGCTTGGGAAGGGCCCTAGTTGCGGTAGTGAAGGTATCGAAATATAGATATGTGGTGGCGGCTCCGAAGGAGCTCGGAGGAGCGAAGTCCGTTCCTGCTGACTCTTTCACGGATGCGCTGCACTGGACCGTGTCGCAAATGAACACAAAGGCGAAGAGAGAGGCGAAGGGGAAAAAACGATGAATCAACCAATGCCAATCATGCTCCGTCCGTCCGGTATACGACTTCCAGTCATGCTTCCATCTACGGTAAGGTCCTCAGCTAACCCGATTATCAGGTCCGCAGCGCGGCCACCAGCTCTGGCTGGTGTCAAGCTCGGACAGGCATGGAAAGAAGCAGGCCTCCTTGACTTTCCTATATTTGCCATTGCCCGAGATGGCGGTGCCACCATGTTGGGTCTCTTGGTGGCCATGCAGCATCGGGGTATCAATACAGTCATGGGCGTAATCGGCCTTGTGACTGGAGCTCTCGGTGGGATTGGATTGGCGAATGACTTGTGGAAAGTAGCATTTGATAAGCCGCTCATCGGAATGGAATCAAAAGATTTTGGAGCCCTCTTCATCACCGCGGGCGTTGTAGGAGCCCTCGGCTATCTCATGTTCGGAAACCCAGGATCGACAGCCTCAAGGGCCCTCAAGAAGGTGACTGCGTGATCCAAAGAACCACCCTGCCGATCCGTCTGGCCAGACCGAAGATGGCGATGCCGGCTTTGCTTGGGTTCGTTCCCCCGAAATCACATCCACAGTTAGGTGCCGGACTCATCTCTGACCTACTTGGGGTGGATGTCCCAAAAATAGGAGTAGCGGCGATCTTGGCTGCTGGAGGCGTAGGAGCCTTGTTCGCTACTAAGATACTTCCTGAACCATTCAATACAGTAGCCGCTATCGGTGGCGTTGGCTTACTGGGTATTTCAATATACGAGTTGATCGATTCCTTTGGTGGTCCATCGGAAGCATCAAAAATACAAAGCGGTGAGACCGTGGATCTCACCACGCATCCGAGGGTAACTCCGCAGGAGGTTCAGGATAAAAAGGTAGACGCTCGCTTCATTGAGCCACTTGAGAATGCGAATGTCTTGAAAAATCCGTTCAGATCTGGCGCATACGTACCAACGAAGCTGATCGTAACAAATGATACAGGCAGATTGGTCACGGTTCGCCTTCTGTTCCAGGTAGTTGAGGGTGATGGATCTGTAAACTCCTATCACGAAGACAGGATGGCCGATCAAGGAACAAACACAAGAACATTTGATGCCCCGATAACTTCATACAGTGCTTTCTCGTGGCCACCCTGGCAACCAACAAGTGCGTGTGTCCAGGTTCGTGCAACGACGATAGAAAATGGGGTGGAGATTAAATATCCAGGTGGATGGGACGATCAGCGGTGCTTCAATGTCATATAGACCTAGAGCAGAGCCAATGTTTAGGGTAAACAGGTGAAGTTGAAGTTCGTGGATGTCCCTGAAGGCGGCTGCTTCGCATCAGGCAGCGGACGGCCATCAAAGAAGTTGGTCGACGGTCGCTGTGCCTCCATCACCAAGAAGGGGAAGCAGCGCATCGTGCGATGCCCGAAGCAGGAGAGGGACGTGCAGACAACGACGTGCCCGCTCTCTCTCCTTGGGGCTGGCCTGTCTGGTCCAAAGCGCGGCCTCGTGGAAATCGGACGCGCATTGCCGCATGAGCCTGAAAAGCGAAAAGGACGGCGATGAGCGATTTCCTGAGAGATCCAGAAGGCCTGATCGATGCCTTGCGGGACTACTCGCCAGATGGCGTTCATGTCCTATCCCCGCTAGGTGGAGGAACGATCCGCCATCAGATCTATGGTAGGGAATTGGATATCAGCAAAACGCTTCCTGTCGCTTCGTTCCGAGTGGATCTGGACGATCCAATTCCGTTTGAAGAACACGCCGCAAAACTGAGGCTCTCTCCAGAAAAGATGACCGAGAAAGAACTACGAAAACTCTGGCGGGGCCATGAGCCTCCATTTCCAAGCGAAGTTCTGGAGCGCGGACTGAGCATGATGGACATCGAAGAGATGTCTTTCAGGAACATGGAATGTCTGGATGACGAAAGACGGATCGTCTGCTATGTCTTCGGCTGGAGAGACCTTGTCGTGGATCCTCTATTCCCTGGGGCCATGGTGGAATACGAAGAGGGCCGCAGTGGTGTTGCCTCCAAAGGAATATTGCCTGGAAGAGTCGCTGGAGGTGACAAGTCAATCGTCTTCCTGGAACTGTTCGAGCCGATGACTGCATCGGAAGCTAACCAACTCAATACCGCGCCATCAGCTATTCAATCTGGATTCTACAGTAAAAAAACTGTAGCGATCGGCGGAAATACATGGGATGCATGGACGGTTTCAGATCCAGATTCCCTCCCAAAGGGAGATAGAGTTGAGATCGGTGGAGGAGAATACGAGGTCAGGCTGGACGAGCCTCTTGATCTATCCAAGATTGCTGAATTCTGCTCCAAGCACTACCCAGATGAGCCTGCCTGTGTCTGGCAGTCGCTCCTCTTCTTCGTACTTCCGCTCAACGCCAACAAAGGGGGAAGATTCCATCCGCTTCGTGCTGGTCAGGAAGGTACGTACATGGATGCGCTGGAATGGGAGATCGGGCACGGATTATGAGAGAGGAATTCTTTGAGCGAGCGGGGGTGCGTGGTATCATCCCCGCTGGGAGAGACGCATGAAGGTATCGGCTAGGCTTGGCACAGGTGGATGCCCCTCTGGGAAGATTCGCAGGAAGGCCTACACGACGCGTAAGGGCGTTCATGTCAAGTCATCATGCGTTCCTGACAAGGGAACGAAAGGAAAGGGTCCAAAAACTCTTCCAACACCGAGGCCTGGCTCGCTCGAGGGCTGGAAGAAGGATCTCCCATCAACGGAGCGCCACGCCATCCTGCACGATATCACCAAGCGCGAAGGGTGCGGCGTAGCCATAAAAAAGCTGACGCTTCTCCAGAACATCACGGCTGATGCGGCAACGAAGCGCACAGCCAAGACAGACAAGAAGTGGCTGAGAGGCCAGGGATTCTGCGAGCTTGCGAGGGGAAAATGAAAACGAAGCTCGGGGCCATAGAACTGGTGGAACTCGGTCGCGCCTCAAAGCGCGTCTGCGCTAGGGCAGTCAAGAGCGGTAAGCGGTGGGTCGTGCGCACCTCAGATGCGGGTTCCGGTGCCGGCAGGAACTGGATTGAGGCTCCGTGCCTTCGCAGCAAGAAGAAGTCGAAGGCGCGTACGTTCCTGACTCGCTCCATCGCAGAAGCCCATGCGCGAAAGTGCGGAATCATGCTGTGCCGAAAAGGAAAATGAGTCGGTAATATACTTTTGACTAGGACGAAAGGGGGGATAGGAATGCAAGCGAGACCACTGGGGTATTATGGGCGTATCAAGCCTTCACCAATCAGGATCCCGCAAGGTGCCCGCTCAGCGGCACTTGGAGCTGCGATCATTCTGGATCAGCAACTTGCCGCAAGCGTAATCCAGCGATGGAATGGGGCGAATCAGGGAAAGAACGAAGCCCTAGCTGTACTCACTAACTTCCCGTACGATACAGCTCCAGTAGGTTCATATTCGCAACTGGATGGGGCCGTTACCAACTTTGAGACGCTCAACGGATCGGCTGGAATCGTAAGCCTTGTAGGAAAAGCTACCCTAGTTCTTCAAAACAACGCACCCTCCTTCACGTCACAGGAAGAACTACAGGCTCTTAATGCGCTGGAGAACATGGGGCATCTGCTACAGAAAGCAGCTCAGGCGCTGATGAGTATTCCTCCTCCGACCCCAGCCCAACCGCCACAAGGCATTCTCCTGTCGGCCGCAGAGGCTAATGGATACAACGCTGCCGTGCAGTCGCTTCTCGAGGCTATCGGACTGCTTGGAACCCCAGCCATCTTGGTGCCGCATAAGGCTGCATTGCAGGCGCTTTCTGGCAACTTGCAGACATCCCCAGTCTATGTGCCACCCAACTTTGCCTCCACAATCCAGGCGGCTTCTGATGCGGTTACGACTGAGAGGAATAGACAGGCTGCGTTGGCCCAAACAGGACAGACTCCAGTTGCTGGAGATCAGACCGCGCTCTACGTTGGCGGTGGCGTTGCGCTTACTGCCTTGCTCCTTATTGCGTTTGCCTAAACCTATGATGCGGGCTATGCCCGCAATATGAATTGGAGAATAGCGATGAATCAGCCGATCAGACTCGCACGACAATTTTCTCCCATCGGAAAGTCGATCCGCCTTGCTGGTGCCCGTCTTGGGAATCCAGATACATTCCTGTCGGATTCTCAGGCATCTGCGGTCAGGCAGGGCGCACAGACGCTTCTGCAAGCGATCGGGGCGTTGGGAAATCCAGCTAGTCTTTCTTCCTGGAAAAACTGGCTTGAGACCTTCTCGTACAGGCTTCAGCAGCCACCAGTTTATGTGGCAGATGACTACACCTCCACTCTCCAGGGGGCGTCCGATGCAATTGCGGCAGAGAACGCTAAGCAGGGTGGCCAGGTCCCGACGATGTTCCTCTACGCCGAAGAGGCGGCTCCATGGTCTGAGGCAGCTAAAGCGATTCTAGCTGAGATGGGAAATATCGGTAATCCAGCATCCTTGGCCCAGCATAGGAGTAATCTGGAATCCCTAGTCTCGCAGTTCTCAGATGTCAAGCAGGATACCACGGGTCGAAATTATGTCGTGGTTCGATCTGATTATGGCCAGAGGATTGAAAACGCCAGAGCTGCTACGCAGCAGGCAAAGGCTTCTCCAACCGCCTCAACTGGTCCATCTACGGTCGAAGTGGCTGGTGTAATTGGAGTGATCGGCCTCGGCCTCTGGCTCGCGTTGGGTTAAAAACTGCGGCACACCAATGGTAGGCAGCGTCTGAATAGCGAGGAGAGTAAAGTTGCCTGATACGGCCCCGCATCCAGCAAGATATCTGGATGCTACTAAGGAGGAGGCCCAGGCCTTCACTACTGCCGCCAAGCATGTGCTGGACTATGTGGCGCAGCATCTGGACAGTTCCCACGTCGCCTGCGACCCAGGAATTGCCGTATGGGCCAATAGGCTCTCTGCCGCTGTGGCACGCCTAGACCAGGATAAATCTGGCTTCTACAAGATCCCGTCAGAGGCTATTGAGGCCATTGCCAGAATATCAGAATGCGCCACAGCCATCTCCAGACACGTCGATCTGGTACGTCTGATTGCCTTCGTGGGCAGTTCTGCCGGCACATTCGGGCTTTTGGCCCTGAAACTGCCCATTCTGGCCTGGGTTGGCTACGGGGCCGCAGTGGCAGCCACGGTAATCGGCCCTTCCGTACGCATACCGCTCCTAGAGGATTGAGCCGTGATGTCGAAGAAGCGGATCCTCTACATCGTGCTCCCTGATCCGACCTTGGCGGGAGAAAGACACCTCTGGGGCTGGACCATCCTGACTGGGAGAGGTGGCCCAGATGTCCATGTGGTCGACGGAAATGAGATGGCTAAGATCGTTGGGGGAGGGGTTGTGGTTCCAGCGGTCGGCTGGAAGAGAAAGGCTCGAGTGTCTTTCCAGGAAGAACTGACCATACCAGTCGGACCTGAACGTGCCTGGAATGAACTGGCCAAAACACTCAACCCTCAACCCAGCGAAGGTTCCGTCTCGGCAAAATACTCTGGTCCTTGGACTGGTGGTCGCTGGAGGATCGCTGGTCCATTCTGTTGTCCAGCAGATGCGTCTGGATTTGCGGCCGACGATGCGGGCCATACAGGGGCCAGCATCGCCGTGGAGCTCTGGACGATGACTTCAGGGAAGTGGAAGAGAACGGGTTGAGCCGCAGCTGGAATTGCCAGCTGCGGCCACAATCTGAAGCGCAGCGGCTAGATCACGACCCCAGCCACGATTTCAGGAAAGACCACAAGATGATCTCCATCGGCCACCCCAGCCTGCGGCAAAGTCTGCGTTTCAAGCAGACGTCGCCCCTTTTCCTTGTGGTCTAGGCTGTAGACCATCGGGGAGCCATCTGGAGAAACGGCTGGGAGCAACATCTTCGTGATGATGTTCGGGAGGATCTTGGACACGGGGACGGAATCCGAGATCCTCGCTTTGACGCTCTTAGCACCCGTCTGATCCAGAAAAATAACCATTCGGTCTGCCATGGCATCCTCCTTCTGTTGCACAGAATGCGTACTGTGCGTACAACCGAACTAAACCCTTCCTAATTGCTGCAAGAAATCGAACGCCTCTTTTGTAAAACATTCCCAGAACAGCTTGGCTGCGGCTGGAACCTCATTCGGATCGTGAACTTCGACACGGGCCGTAGGAAGGTGAATCGCCACCTTGGCTACGTCCCATGTTTTACCTCCGACGCAGAACCACCCATCTATAGTTACTCGAGCCAGTTCAACTCCGCGGAGTGCGTAAATTAGTTTTGCGCCATCTCCCCGATATCTGAACCAGCCTTCGGGAATCATGTCCCCGTACTGGATTTCCGTAACCGACATCTGCCCGTCCCTTCTAATCAGCGTGCGGTATTTATCTATCGCCTCAGCAGTGGCGGCAGCAGCCCCGATCTTCTCTTCACGGTGCCCGCCATCGCCATGGATAACGGCTAGTACGCATCCTAGGAGTTCCCGGTACTCGTTCATCGATTCACGTCTCATATTTCATAGCCACGCTTGGCTTGTTCAATCCGCTCCCTTGGCACCAAGGACACTTTCCATCAACGGCTCGGAATACGGTTTCATCCTTCGTACTCTCCCAGGAGAAATTGCAGTCTGGTCCGTGGCAGTGACGTATCAGCTTAACCGAATCCCCTTCCAGAACTGATCCGAAGTTCGGGGATCCGCAGGTCGGACACTTGAACGCGTGATGCTTGCCAGTTCCAAAGCAGGCAGGACATTCTTTCGGAACTTTCGGTTTGCTCTTTGCGTCTGTCACGAATAACCCTTTCCTGAATCACCCCCACTTTGTACCAAAATACCCAACTACGGTGGCCTCGTTTCGCACACTTACCCATGGGTACGTGGGCAATCTATGGCTTTGTTTTACATCGAACATCGACCGGCCGTACCTGTGTCCAGAATCCGTATATGGCCATCAGGAAAAAGGCTGAAGAAAGTATCGTGATGAATACCCAGTAGGCAGACATGGCTCACCTTACGTTTTCGGACGTGTCTTTATCTTCTCGCGCATTCTATCTGCGTCTTCTTGCACATCAGCGTTGAAGCTGGACCAATCAGATAGGTGCCCAAAAATAATATGGCAATCGTGCGAATTCTCATCACAGAGAGAGATGAGGTTCGTTTGATCGAGTTCCAGCGCAGGATTCAAATGAAACGGCTTCTTATGGTGGACCTGGACATCCTTCGTAACGCCGCAGACAGCACACATCGGGTTCTTCTCGAGATGCTTCTTGCGAACTGTCGGCCATTGTGGACTTCTTTTCAAGCCAGCAGCCTTGATCGGTTTGTCCTGTGGGCGACCTAGGATGGCATTCCGAATTGCGTTTAGCATTGCGTCTCTTTCTTATTGGAGGAACTCGCTCTCAGTTCATCAACCAAGATCTCAAGTTCAATGAACTCGTCCTCATACTGAGGCAGGATCGGAGTCTCAAGGCCCCCCATCTTTCCTAGCAACGCTTCTGCTGCCTTGAGAAGCCGGTTCAGGTTATCATTGCCCATCTGGCTTCACCATTTATCTCTTTTACGCACTGCCCCGTCACGATTCGAACGTGAACCTTCCGCATCCAAAGTGCGGCGAGCTACCGTTACTCCACGGGGCATAGAGGACGGCAGGGGATCATCCCTGTCCCCCTGCCGTCTCTGGAAAGATCGGGGACACACCAACCCTAGGTATGTCCGGTTGAAAGAGCGATCCGCAGTGCGCACAAGTGGCGCTGCGGTAGCCGAACCGTGGAGCTCGCGCCCCACGAGGACGGCTAAGATTTCGTATATCTACTTTTTCACGACTGGCCTGCATCTACGATGCCGGCGAGCGAACCCATTCAGGAGATCGTTGAACTGGTGTACTAGGAGAGGAAGACCGACTGGCTCCTGGGATCCACACCGCTCGCATAGCATCGACGGAGGTTGCTGGTCGTATTTCAGGACGGCCCACCAAATGCTGTTCATCGTTCTATCGTTTCACGCCATCAGCGGTAGTTCGTACTCGTCATAATTCTCGAAGGGATGATGTTCCCCGAATTTTGGATGGAGAATGTCGCAATCCACGAACCGTCGTTGGCAGCCAATCGAAGCCCAGACGTAGTGCAGGCTTCCTCCAGTTCCTCCAAGCCTCATCTTGAGCGGGCTTAGGCCAATGGCCGCAGCAAGCGTCAGTACGAGAATTGTCGCATCGTCTGAGTCGCCGGACATCTTCGGACTCGGACACTGGAGCGGTCCAAGATCATTCAATTTGCTTTGAGCAAATGCCGCTTGGATCGGATTCCAGAAGATATCCAGCACTTCCTTTGGCGTACGAAGTCGGCGCAGATTGTTTGCAGCAGTACGAATACATTCCGAGCCGATAGGATCCTGTACGTACACAAATCTGTCATGGCACCACGCGTACAGTCCCTGAAGCTGAACGAGATCGCGATTGTCTTCTGAGAGTACCACACCATTTTTACTAGCTGCCTCTGCTGAGAATGTGGCAATGAGATGCGCTGTATCTATTACCAGCGGATCGGTGTGGCCTTCACAGATGAAGTCTGCCATCCGACCAAGAGTGAATTGGACCGCATCAAACTCTGGCAATCTCCTAATTCTTGATTCACCTAGCCCTGGGATGTTGTCCTTACTCTTCATGCCTTGGCTCCTTCTAGGATTCCAGAATCCTATCGTTCTACGACCCCTGCTCCACAACACGTTGGGCAAGTCTTCTGCTTCGTACCACGAATCTCTCTGGCGAATACCACCGGGCTTCCCCAGTCAGCTTTTGTGAGGATGGCAACGGCCTCTTGAAATGTCTTTGCGGCAAGAACGGCTCGCATATCCTTAAAGCAGGAAGGCCAGTCATCGCATGGACTCGGTTCAATGTTCAGATACATCCGCTGTAGCTGTTTATCGGTATAGGTCTTCATGATTCCTCAATATCACGCAGGCTCGTACGTCATCTCGAAAATGTCAGGCTTGCACGGGTACTTCTCGCCCTTGACCCCGGTGATGATCCAGTCGCCAACCCTGACCTCCATCACACCTTCCAAGGTGTCGATGAAGAATCCGTAGATTGGGCCGTACTTCCGGTTCAGGTCAATCTGGTACGCATCGCCCCCGCCCCACTTCTTCTCTCCACGGCGCATCCCATCGGGCAGTGGCCCATCTGGATTCGTGAACTGCACGGCCTCAATCACTACTGGTTTCTTGCGGAATCTCATTTCGCCTCCCCTCCAGTTACGCGCCCTTTATTGGAAAGCATTCCGCGATCTCACGAACAAGTTTGAATCCAGCGCAGAGTCCATACCAAATGACGCCAGCGATGTAACCGAAAAGTAAACCAACTACGTAGAATGGCAACCAGATAAATGCAGTGGCGCATCCAGCCGCCCGACCACTCCTACGTAGTTCTTCTTTCGCATCCATGCTTCACCCTCCAGTATCACGACTTCGGCGCACTCTTTCGCGCCTGCTGAAATTCCGAACACGAGCCGCACTGGCAGCGTCGTCCATGGTTCAGGTACTTTCTGACTATCTTTCCGCACTCATAGCAGTGAATGCGTCGGAGTCCAACGAAGACCCTTCCAACCGAGGCCGCGCAGCACAAACAGTAGCCCGACCTCGCCTTTGCTACATTTGTGTGCCTTATGCTGTGCGAGCCCATGCGCGTTCCTCCGGGATTGTGTAGGGAGAATTACATTCCTTGGTCTATCTGTTGGCGCAGGATTTCTACCAGCCGATGGATAATCTCTGAGAATTCTTCTGTGTAAGACGGGTCCCACCGCGCATCTTCCAATTCTATATGCTTAACCTTCCTTGCGGTCTTCCACCTCTTCAGAAGCTGCCTTGCCGTCGAGGCTCCATCGGCGTCCAGATAACATTCATCGATTCTGACGACGGTGTGCATGTATCCGTTTTCGCTTACAAGAAAGACTGGCGTGACTTCACCCAGCCATGCCTTGAGAGATTTAGCCAGGATTTGACAACCACCAGTCGTCCAATCCTTGGCACCAAAATCATAAAGGATTTGATATGCCTCATCTGACTTTATCACCTCTCGTATCCTCCGACCAAGTTCTTTAAGAACAGGCGAGCAAGCCATATAATCCTTCCTCCGGAATTACGAATTAGGTTCGATCTCCATCGCCTTCGCGACCCGCGCCAGACACGACCCGCAAGTCTTGCAATCTTCCGGATTCGGACGATCGGTGTACCACCTACTCGGCCCTCGGTATTTCGCCGGCGCGTCTTCCCCTTCCCAAGTAACGCACGGCATCCCTGCGGCCTCGTCGACAACATCCCGCCTCGCTTCAGCAAGCTTTGCGGCCGGATGAATCTCAAGCGCCATCACGCGTTCAGCTTGGCGCACGGCGTTTCCCCATGAATCGTCTCGCACATCCGATCCCTCTATCAATACAGCTACCGTAGCCTGGAGTGCCTGCATGAGAGCGTTGCACCGAAGAGCGATTAGCTCCAAGTCTTGGCTGAGAATGGCGATGCGTTCTTCTGGAGTCATGCTTCACTAGATTCGCGCTTATGGGTCCTATTCGACCCTAAGAAACACAGGCACCGTCTTATAGCCAAGATTGCTTGCCGCAAAAGCTCTATGATGTCCCTCCATCCACACGTTGTCTTCATCTAGGGTATCCATCAGCATTGGCCTCAGGGTTCCTCCAGCTTCCAGCCCCATCATTACGTTGCGCACGCGACTATCAGATATCATGACGCATGAATCCCAAGCGACCTGAACCGCTTCCTCAGTTGGGAATTTGCGCTCAAATTTCCATGCTGTTTTCACAGCAGATCCGCCAAGGTGGCCCACGATCTCATGCTGATGTTCTGTGGGTAGCTCCGAAAATTTGTAGTATTTCTTCACTGGGTTTCTCCAGTCATCATTCAGTCGAATTACGCCCTCGGTACGAACAATGGCCCGGCGAGCAGGCGATACATCCGTCGTACACTTCCGCACACATCGCAGATCCTTCCCTCAAACTCATTGCCGTGAGCCTGGTCAAGGAAATACTCCGGGGCTCTATAGGACGACTTGTCCTTGCTCTCCGCAAGTCGATCACGGGCGTTCGCATAGACGATGCCGCAGTCAGCGCAGGCGCATGGGATGTCGGTGTAGCCCATCAGTCATCTCCTCACTTTCGCTCTGAATCACGCCCTCGGAGGCCAATTCCAATGACCACGCTCCGGTTTCTCGCTCCACGAAACGGATGGCATATCGAACTGGCCGGTTGCGTAGAAAATGTGCAACGAGACTCGGTACTTGTTTTCCTCGATGTCGGGCATCGCCATGCCGGGGCCGAACTGATTGTGAAGTTGAACGGCGGTGATGATCGCCGCCTGTGTTTCAGGCGGATATTTACCGTCCTTGTCCCCGAGGTTCGTGTAGTGGACGATGCGCCCAATGGTCGGAATCATTTCGTCTCCTTTCGTGATTCGCTGGACTTGCGCTTCGCATTCCCCCATCTGAGAATCGGGTGCGCGCCAGCGCCGTATCCGCACGCAGCATGAGTCCCCCCATGCCCCTCCTTACGGGTGCATCCGTACGTCTGCCGCGATGCACCGCACTGACCATCAGTACAGCACAGTTTGCAATTCTTCATGGATGTCATGATCCGCCCTTTCCGCTGTAAAAACGCATCGTATTCGTCATGTAGCACGACGAGGTTGCAGGATCGGCAAGCTCCGCGCCAGGAGATCCGCAACGCACTCGGTGCAGAACGTACGCCGCTGCCCCTCTCCACCGCCGCTTGGCGTGAAATGCAGGGCATGGCAATCGCCGTGCTTCTCGCATTCATATTTCTTTGGAGGAGACATGTAGAAATACTCGCCCGTCTCACCCATCTCCATTACTACTCCCTCTCTCTAGTAGCACTCGTATCGTACGGTGTCGTTGGAAGGGGGGCCTGCCTACCCGATGGCTGGTCAGCGTGCGCTCGCACAACACGCGACTCCTCGCCCGTCTTAGGCCCCCAGATGATCCCCTGCCCACAACAGGATCGACAAGGTTCTGGCGCGGTTGACGAACTCGATCCCGTCCAGAGATAGAAACTGTTCGGCACGGTCCCGCGCCCGAGACATACCGGACATTGGAATGGCTGCATGTTTCCTCCTGTCACTTTTGGTTCGAATTACGCTTTCGAAGCGGCCACCTGCAAACACCCTGCGGGGGACGTCGAGTCCTTCCACAGACAAGGCACGGGCCTCTACCTGCCATCGTGTTCGCCAGTCCAGCAGACCACCGATGAATCTTCATGGACGGCCCGAATTCCGCTGCGTGCTCTTGCTTATCTTCATTGGGCTACACGCAGAATATTTCCACCATCGCATGATCCTGCACGTCGTATACGCCGCGCCAGTCGGCTCATGTTCTCTGCGAGGATGGCACGGTCTAGCTAGGCTATGCGGATCATGCACTATCAATCCGCAGCACGAGGTTTCGGCAACGTAGACTACCGCTTTCGGCTTCTTCATATTCGCCCCGAACCCTGCTTCGTGATTTGTTTTCGAACCCAATGGAGCACCTCTTCGTACCGCTCCTCCGGGGTCGCGCACGAATCTACGCGCTCATCGTTCGTATAGGCGATCTCTGCCGCCAACGAACCGACAATCTTTAATTCGTGCTCAGCAAAAGACACGGATGTAGAGGCAGTTGCTCCACGACATTCAAGTTCATCGATGGCGTCCGAACGAGAAACGCCCTTGGCGATTTTGCGATGCACAGCGAGCGCACCCAATGCGCAGACATCCCCCTCAAAGGCAAGGAACGAAGTTGTCAGCCGTTTCACCGGCATTGCCAGCAGAGCGGCTTCCAGCTCTCGAAGGACCGCTTGGCCCTTCTTCCCATTCACGGCATTCTTAGTCGCCTGCGCGTACAGCTCTCCCTGATTCGGGAAGTCTTCCTCGTCTGAATCGTCGAATCTACTCATCGGTCCTCCTCACTGCGCAAAAGGGTAGGTCTCTGGGTCACAAAACCCGCCGCCCCGTCCGCGTCCTACTCTCAGCATCCGCTAAAAGCGCGGCGGGGCGACGGCGTAAATCTATCGAAGAGCGGGGTCCAGTAAAACACGAAACGTAAGCCCCTTCTTCGCTCTGTAGATAGTCGCGATAGACACCCCGTACCGCTTCGCGAGAGCCGCGTCAGACTCCGAACTCCTGCGGATCTTCTTGACGTCATCCACCTTCAGCTTCGCCGTGAAATACCCGTGCCATCGAATCGAATCGTGCAGATTGTCCCTTTGCCGCTGCACTTGCAGGTGATCCGGGTTCACGCAGAGCGGCACATCGCAGCGATGCGCCAAGACCATGCTCTTTCCTTTCGGCAACTCTCGGCCAGCGATGATCCAACTGACCTGAGAGGCGTAGAGCGGTTTGTGACCAGGCCAAGAAGCCTGAGCGCGTTTCGTTACCGGATTCACGAACCCGACCCACATCCAACAGCCGTCAGGACGCTTCTTGACGTACTTGAAAAAGTTGTAGATCCACCTATCCTTGGTCCCCTGTTTCGGGATGGCACACAGCGAGCATTTGCCGTTCGCCCACTCGTGTTTTTGGCGCCTGACTTCTCCACACTGAACCATGAACAGATCCCTTCATCCACGCTGGACAAATCTAATCAATTACGACCGTCACATCGGACACGTCAGTCGCCCCATCTGGAAGCCCGAGCTTCTTCGCTTCCCGTGCGGCACGTTCCACTTCGCGCCGGGTGTAATACACCTTGGCGTACTGCTCTTGGGTCCAATCCTGCTGACCATCCCAGTACGCAGGACTGGGCGCGATCCATCCCCCGTTGATCGCCACCACGACATAGGCATCACGCATTACTGCACCTTTTATTCCAAAAGTGCTGATGCGGCGGGATCTTTCAATCCCATCCCTCCGAAGAGGGAAGTTATCAGCACCGCATCAGCAGGTTTTGAATCAATCACGCCTTCCTTTGACGCTTTTCATCTATGAGGTAAGTGGCTCGAAGAACGATCCCGAGCGCGTATCCCCACTTCCTGAAGTGTGGGAACTTCTTCTCCATCTTTGCGATGAACGGTTCCCCGGCATCCCAACCGCCCCGCTTTATGAGTTGGCCGTACTTCGTCAGCGCGTCTTGCATCTTCTTTTCCATGTCGCCCTCTTCATCTTTCACGACTTGTGAAACATCCTGCACCGATCCGCTTCTGCGATTAGCCTTGGAATCTCCTTCTCCAGCACGGACAAGTAGGTCCACGTCCAAGCAAGCGACTCCCGGCTCTGGAAGTTCTTGGCACGCTTCTTCCAGTGAGGAGCCCCGCCCGCCTCAATCCACACCAACCCGAACGGGTCGCTAACCTCATCTGGCTGGATCAGCCCATCCGGACAGGCGATTGCCAAGGAGGAACAGAACCGAGAATAGAGTTGCCACTTCTTGTCCTTCAGAAAATCGCCTCGATCAACCTTGATCTCGAAACCCCTGACCCACCTTTGCGTGATGTCGATCAGAACGGCATCAACCCGTAACTCGCCATAGGTGAACTCTGGGATGAAGAGGCCACCAAAGCCTCGAATCACGCGCTTGATGTCTTCCGCAGTCATCGTCTTACTCCTGCATGGCCCACGTTTTCACGATTTCCCGCTGCGGATATCCTTCACGATTCCCCGTACGACACCATTGACTACGGTATGCCCATGAATCGCGTAGGACTCCGCGATCTTCGCGTCCAGCTCGCGCTGCTCGGCCCGCGCCAGTTCGGCGCAGACATCGCAGAAATGGCCTAGGTGGGATATCTCGAGGCTCTTCGGTGCGTTCATGTTTTCCTCAGAGAGTGCATGTCTCAGGATCGCTACTGACCTTCCAGCAGTCATCCGTCTTCCCACACTTCGGGCACGGCTTCTCCGTTACCGAGCATCTCCGGTCCATGTCTAGCTGGGCGCGGGATCGAAACTCGTTTCCGCACCAGCAAAAGCAGGTAGATTCGCCGATCTTCTCCCAAGGCTTCATACCCACCCATCACCTTCCGTTCAGTCTGCGACCCCAAGGGCCTTCTTCGCAATTCCATCGATCCGTGCGACATCCACCTTCTTTATTAGCCAGTATTTGCTGGAGAGCCGGATCTTCTTCAATGCAGAACGAAGCATCCGCACTTCGTTGACGAGACCTGGAACAAAATCAGCGATCCTGTCGGGTGGCATATATCGGTTGAATGCCGCCAGCATGGATTCAAGAGTCTTCTCGTCAATCATCTCTACACGACCTGCGTATTCACGTACTTTTCGAGGGTTGCCGAAGCCTTACGCTTTACCATCTCTATCTGAGCTGCGAACCCTATACTGTGGCCTGGATCAGCAACGACGACATCGGAAGCCTCGACGAGAGTGGCTAATGTTGCATTGAGGCCAGCCCAGAGGTTCCTCTTCGCCTCTTCCAATTCGAGATACGAACCAGAACTCCCGACCATAGGCTTGATCGGCCCACGAAGCCTACGGACCTCTTCGATCAACTCCAGAATTAGAACTCGATTCCCAACATGACCGTATTGCGCCTTGACCTTCTTCTCAATCTCAACCAATCGTTTGTCGTCGATCATCTCTTCACCTTCTGCTCAATTAGCGCATCACAACGGACAGAAATAGCCCAGCCAAACAGTCCTTACAGAGCGTACAGCCACGAAGCCATCCACTAATCACCTTTGAACCGCAACGGCATCGGCGTATCTTCTTGAGCTTTTTCATCAGTCACCTTCTATTCATTACACGTCTTCTTGCACTTCGTACGATCGCGGCTCTATCTGCACTCGGATATCTTCAAACGCATCGACCCAAGGGCCACCCCTGGTGACTTGGTACTCTTTTACGAACGAGTCGCCTTCATTCTTCACGACTACTAGAGTACGATCTGGAAGAACAAGTAACCTACGAGCAAGTTCGTGTGATGTCATCGAAGCATCCAATTACGACTCTAACTTCCGCAACTCTGCCAGCGCGTTGTATACAGCATCCACCGCCCCGTCTCCTGCCCACCACCGAATACCAGCAGCGCAGACCGCTCGCCGTGCCTCCGCGAGCTTGGTTGCGCGGGGAATATCTATGGCTATGGCTCGTTTCAGGCCATCATGCTCAGCGTCTGGACAGCTTCGCCAATCGCAAACGGTTACTGGAGCCTTGCTGATTTCTCTCCGCAGTTCGGAGATTATCTCGCCTAGGGCTTCTCGCTCATCGATGCAACGCATAAGGCTGTCGCAGTTAGTATCACGCATTTGTCCAGCTTCTTCAGCTCGCCGCTTCCATTCGTCTCGTTCCTTCCTCGCCTCATCCACGGCATCCCCAGCCTTCTTCGCCTGCTCCTGCATCTCCTGTGCGTGGGCCTTCCACTCGTCTCGTTCCCTCGCCACGCGATCATAGTCCTGCACGGCCTTTGCCCACTGCTCCGAGGAGAGTTTGGCGAAGGACTGACCTTGAGTGCTAAGGATCTTCATATCAGCGCGTGGTTCTTCCTTCATCGTTCTTTCCTTCTCCGCTTGCGGCACAGTGGACATCTTGGCTTTAGCCTTACGTATACCCCGATCCATTCGTGTTTCACGCAGGAGGTTCTCATCGAATCCTCTCTACGGGTGTCTCGCGTGAACCATCGCATTCGCCATCTCAAAGGCATCATGCGCCAGCTTTTCATATCGCACATCTTTGGCTGCTGGATTTGCCAAAATCCCAACCAACGACAGCCCTGCGTAAAAGTCACGAATCGTCAGCCCCTTGTCGGAGAGCATTTCACGCCACCCAGCCTCAGCTTTGTCTCTGATGGCATCCAGATCCGCCCCTACGGCCCGGCGCGATTCTTCAACATCCATCTCTTCACCCTTTGGCTAAAATGCGTTATCGCTTAATGGAAGTCAGCGTAGGATGCTTCTTCAGGAACTTTTTTGCCCAAGGCGGGGTGCCTTCATAGTACAGAAGATCTGGGCAGATGTCGGCACCGTTCGGCCAAGCCAAACACCCCCCTTCCCCAACACGCACTTTTGAGAATCTCCTGTGATCCTTGAGCGGTTCGAAGATTATTCCACTTAGATACGGTTCGAGGTTCATCTCTTTCGTGCTGCCATCCCTGAACGTGATCGCTACATCGAATCCAGACTTGACAACAACTTTAGTAATTCTCATCTTGTTACTCCTACTTTCTCAGCGGATCTATTCCACCTGGATTCTGTCCGCTCATCACTAGATTCCACGCTCGAATGAGTTCAGCGCGATGAAGTTCTGCCCAAGCAAGGACAAGCCGCTCGTCCCTTATTTTCAATTCACCAGCCAGAAGCTCTAGCGTTTCGAGCGAGTATTTTGCCTCATACTCTCCGTGCTCTGCATGAAAATGAGGAGGAAGATGGTCGTTCCAGTTCATCCTGATAATGATTCCGAAGAAGCGGCTTAGGGTCGGCATAGGGCCTCGCACAAAAAAGGAGCCCCCTGGCTTACCCACGGTTTTGACATGGCAGGGGGCCCCGCCGAAGATTTCGTAGAACGTACCGGGAGTAAGCATCCGAAGACTACCCTAGAACTGAGCTAAGGTCAAGTACGATCACCACTCTTGTCTATATTTCGCCCGCTGTTTTGCCGCCCTTCTATACGCCTGGTCATCCGTGTGTGGCATATTCTCTGCTGGCGCAGGGCCTCTGAGGATCAGGGTGGCTAGGCAACTGCGGCAAAGTGGTCGCAATGCTGCGGCGCACGAACTGTCCTTGCCGTACTCGCATCCCATCTCAGAGATCTTCTCAAGTGCCAGCTTGTAGTTTGGGTTTCCCATTCAGTCCTTTTTCGCCGGCATTGGCCTGAGTTTCATTCGGATTGCAACGCAGGAACAGCATCGCTCCGTCACAGCTTCCGTAGGCCTCTTGTCAGTATCGAGTTCATCCCGCCCGATCTCCACCCAGCTTGAGTGCGGACATTGTGTCGCCTTGGATACATCCGAATCGCTTCCAAGATATACTGGGGTAGTTATCTCCCACTCCCCTTCCTGATAGCTTCTCATCGCATTTCAATCCTTCTGTGAAGCCCCTTTGAGCGCGTTCTCTACCCAACCAAGCATTGCCATGTACCGCTCTTCTGGATTTCGGTATCCGAATCTGTATTCTCCATCGTTCAGGTACATGATTTCCCAGACGATGTTGAAGGAGGCCCCGAGTCTGTCGGCAACGTAGCCATCCTCCTGTTCATTGAATTCGCGGGCCACTTCGTCTAAGGCTTCATCTAGCGTCTTACCTTCTTTGAGTCTTCGCTGGAGGGCTAGGGCACCCAGAGCGCATACCTCTCCCTCTTCAGAGAAGGATCCTCCGATCAGGCGCTTCTGAGGGAGGGCAAGAAGCGCATCGCGAAGTTCACATAGGAATGATTGTCCACGCTTACCGTTGATCGCTCGTTCGGTGTTCGCCCGATAGAGCTCAAGCTGGTTTGGGAACTGATCCATGCATCCAGGCTCACCTCGGCTCATTTCTAATCCTTTCGCTGTTTTCTGATGCGCTAGTTTTGTCGTTTACCCATGGGTACGGAGCAAATCTAAGGGCTTGTTTTCAGGCCTTTTCAGCAATCAACGCCATCGGCGTACTTTTCAACAGCTTTTGCAAGAGTCAGGTTTCCTTTGCCGTACCAGTAGACGAGTTCGTCTGGCCTCCACCGTTGGAGTGCATCTTTCTTGTGTACTGGCCGAATCTCGACATGAGTTTCCAGTTCGTTAGGCTCTGCACGCCTAGCCAGCCTACTGGCCTCAGCCTCGCTATCGGCCGCAACGTACATAGTCCGAACCACGCGCACCCAATACAGTTTCATTTCATCGGCTCCACGGTATTCCTCTCCAAGAGTGTTGAGGATCTCGATTGCTTTCAAGACGCATCGTGGACTGATTGGCTTACCATCGTACGAGTCCCAGCCATACTGATACGACGCGAAGCTCTTCAGCTTTTCAATTGCCTCTGCGCGTTCCATCCATTCACCCTTAGCTACAGTCTCACGAATACTTCACTTTTGCTTGAGCTCGGATCAGGGCATCCATCTCCACGACAACATCCACGCAGCGGTGTAGATGCCTGAGTAGATCATTCCTACATGAGAGAAACGGGCCTTTCTCTTTGTACTCCGATAGGATTCCCTCAAGTGGTTTCCCACCGAAAACGCTTCCACCGTAGAGATGCGCATGCACATTAGCGATGGATTCTCGTACCATCTTCGCTATTTTCGCCCTATCGCTTATTTTCCTCTTCATGTCACTTCCCTAAACGCGAATTGTGTCAAACCCTTGCTCCCTAGCGAATTTTGCGCAATCGGCACAGGTGTAATCCATGTAGTGCCAGATCGTTTTGTGCTCTCCGACTCCAGGGCCCGCAGTCGTGCATGGGGTCTCGCAACGATATCGAACGCGATGCGTAGCTCGAATCCGTTTGTATTTTGGTTCAGAAGAACATTGATCGCAGGTACGCATGTTTCCTCCCATTCACGACTACAGGTTGTCTTGCACTACTGCGCCAAAGTCGGCCATGTGGACAAAAGACTTCTCAACGGCTTCCCGATTCGGGAACGTACTCGGGAAGCAATCGAAGATATGTGAGGCCCACCGCTGAACAAACTCGGTACGTCCGATTTTTACGATGCGGCGCGGTGTCACTAGGTTGATGCGTCCGCACCACGGGCATTTCGGATGCTGTTTCCGGCCCCTGTGTCCGCGCTTCTCAAAATGCGCTACGCCGCTCATCGCTTTCCCCCGATCTGCCTGAACGTGTACCCGTAAAGCACGGCATCTCTGAGTGCGCGTTTGATCTGATTCTGCGGAATCGCTCTTCCGAATTTCTGCGGGTCGGCTCGCTTTATCAGGTCGGCCAGCGCCGCCTTCGCGAAGGCTTCAGCGTGAATCGTGACTTTGTTCACAGTCTCTCCCAGTTACGTAGTCACTTTCGGCATTCTCATGCACGGTTTGCAACGCGAATAGCTCGTCGAAGGAGCGGTATATCGATTCTCCAGTGTCTGCCTGTGCCCGCGCTTGCAATACGGCCTCTTCAGCGAGCGACCGATGTTCTCTTTGTGAGTCACCACCTCCAAGTGCGCCGGGTTCACGCAAGAATGCACGCGGCATAGATGGTCAATCTCTTTATCATGCGGGATGTTCTTTCCAGTCGAGAGAGCCCATGAGATTCGATGCGCTCTCCGCTCTCCATTCGTACCGAATTGACCGTAGCCATTTCTGTAAATCGTCCCGGCCCACAACCAACAAGTGTCGGTCTTGTTGACCTTGCGCCAGAAATTGTATAGGTATCTCGCCTTTGTTCCGAGCTTAGGAATCTGGCAGACAACGCAACGGCCATGCCTCCACTGGTGATATCTATTTACCTGATGCTTTTGCGCAGCCACCTATCCTCCATTCACGTAGTAGGCCGTAGAGGAGTCGAACCTCTATCAAGCCCTTATAAAGAGCCCGCTCTACCGTTGAGCTAACAGCCTGCTCGCTTCCAGTCCATCCCGACACTGAATCTGGCTGGAGATCCACCGCGCCTTGCTATGGAGTTCTCCTTTTTTGCTGCCCGCTCTGCGGCAGTAAGGCACTCGTGGCGGGTGAATACCTTCCCCACCCTACCGGGCTGTTGAATCACCCAGACAATCCACACTTTCTTCATAGTCTGCTCCTTCTATGACCTTCGGCCTTTGCGGTGCTCAGTGCGATCAAATCCTTCTGCGATCTCAGCCGCTACGATTAACGCCTTCGATAATGTCCGCATATAAACGGGCGACTGGCCTCCTGTCGCGCAACAGTTTATTTCTGCCACTAATGGCCTGTCGATTAGGTCGACGTAAGTACGGCGCTGGACTCGTACTGTCGGAAGGGCTCCGTCGCTTGGAAGAAACACCTCAACGTATCCACTGCCATCTTTTTCCAGACGCCATTCTGTCTTGAACCCACAGATATTTTTTCGCACTAGGGACATCTCTTCACCTTCCTAGTCTTTGATGTATGGGTTGTAGACGCACTGACACTTCGGCCATTCCTCTGTGGTCCAAACCTTCGCGTTGTAGCTAACGCGAGCGATGACCTTGCCTTCTCCGTCACGTACAACGCCATCAGATAGCTGCGAACCGCCTAATCCAGAACGGTCACGGATCACCTCGTACTTCTTGGATGCGTCGACCATGTTCTCGACTGGGAATCGACGCCCATTCACTTCCATCAGGTACTGGGATGCGCCACTCACCTTCATTGCAGCAGCCATGTCGCTTCCCTCCGTTCCGTTCCTTCCGTTCATTCTCTTCACACTAATAGTATACGATTAACAGGCCGCAGTGTCAACCGAAATCGTATACGATTTGTCAGATTGTTTCCGCTACTGGCCAGAATGTCCAGCGCGTCCCATCAGACTAACGATCTGTCTGCACCCAGTAGAGCAATAGACGCGTGGGCGCCGCTCGTGCCAATGCCGCTGGAATGTGGCACCGCATCCTGGGCGAGCGCACTGTCCCACGCGAGCGTTGTCGTCTTTCTCCGAATCTCGCTTCTTCATCTCTTAATAGTATACGTTTCTATCGGTCACTTGCACCAAAAAAATCGATGAGCATCATCGCTTCCTGTGGATCCGCTCAAATCGCTCAAGATCACGCCCCGAGGCCGTGCGGGCCGTGGATCGGCATGGGCCTATTTCACAGTAGGCGCAGCGTTTTGGAGCCCCATAGGAGCAGCAATCGCATCTCTTGTAGCCGCAGGGGCCCCGGCCGCAGAGGTGCTTCAGTCGACCGTGACCGCACTTCCTACAAGAATCCGTAGTCTTGGCCACTGACTTCACCTTTCAACCATTCTGCGAATCATCCCTTCGGTGCCTTGCCTTTTTTGTTCTTACGCACGAAACGGATTCCCCAGGCCGTCAACTGGTACTTTTTCGCTGGCCGACCTCCAGTGCTCTTTAGTTCGCCGGCCAGCTTGAGATATCCCCATCTCCGAAACGTAGAGATCCACCCAGCCGCAATAGCAGTCGCGCCGCTCTTTTCCGTCCGTTCAATCCCAAGAGTATCCGTGAGATCCCTAGCAGTGAACGGAACAGGCTCGTTCTGTACGCCATTGGCACCGACTCTGAGCCAATTGGTCCGAATCAGGCCTAGGATCTCGTACCAGTCCATATAACCCCATTATAGCCGCAAAACAGCCTACTATCAAGTATTATACTTAAAAGTATACTCCTGCACAGAATTGGAATTCTGTGCCGAGATCCTCCCCATGGGCGTCCTTTGGGCTCCGGGGGTGGGGTTTGGGGCCAATGGGGCCTTCCTAGGTAGCCAGACCATGGCTAGGACTTCCTCAGCTGTTCTGCTTGCGTCGGGATCGCGCTTACCGATTCGATTCTCTGACCAATCCAACCCATCACTGGAACGGCCATTGAGTTTCCAAGTGCCTTGTATCGCGGTCCATCGGAGGCTGGTTTCTTTCGATAAGGAACATCCGTGTAGTTATCAGGGAATCCCTGGAGTCGTTCGCACTCACGCGGCGTCAGACGGCGTACGCTCATTCCAGCTCGCACTCTCGTACCTACTGGGTCATGGCCTGGTCCGTTTGCTCTAAGAGTTCCAGCCGTGCCATATTCTCGGCATCCACTCTGCCCTTCCTGCATCGCAACTGCTGGTGCATGGGCTCCCGCCGCGAGCGGATGGCATGGACCGCCAACCTTTGGATCTGATCGATTCGCCTTGCTCGTCACTTGCGTTGTATCAAAAGCCAGAACTCCATTTCCATTATCCTTAGCCCCTAAAGGTTGCGCTAAGTCATGCGAGTCAAGCGAGTGGACGATTATAGGTGTTCCTCTTCCTGTGCCATCCTCGCTTCCATCGTATCCATCCCCTTTGAGTGCGTGGGTTACATCAGGCACATCTCCAGTCAAAATAGCTCCTGGCCCTTCAGAGGTTAGCGCATCCGTCACCTGGGCATACGGTTTGATTCCTACTTGGTTGCTGGATTGGCTGTTTCTTATTTGTCTAGGATGGATATAACCAGGTTCTGGAGTCACCAGTAGCGGCGCCCCGTCCCCGTCCCCGTCCGATGATGGGCCCTTGAAGTCTCTCGACTTGATAGCAGGACTTACTTCTGGGATGTAGGTTGCGCTATCTTCTCTGTGACTGTCATTGCTGCGGCCTCTAAGGCTGTGCGCAATGCCATCGGGAGTTCCTTTCCTCGCTTCGCGGCTCGGCGGAGGATTCCCTTGCAGGCTGTCGCGCTCAAAAAGAACCGCTGCGGCACATCGCCAATCTCCAAGATGTCCGACAACGAACACGCGGCGCCTTCGCTGGGGAACTCCGAAGAATTGAGCGTCCAGTATTCGGTAGGCCCACCCATACCCGAGTTGCCCCAACCCTCCGACAAAGGAACCAAAGTCCCGTCCTCCCTCGCTTGACAGTACGCCAGGCACGTTCTCCCAGACCACCCAGTTGGGGCGTAGGCGGTCAACAATTGCAAGAAAGACGAGGGCCAGGTTGCCACGCGGATCAGCCAGCCCTTTTCTAAGTCCTGCGACTGAGAAACTTTGACAGGGGGTTCCTCCCACGAGAAGGTCAATTGACTCATGTGGCCACTCCTTGAACTTCGTCATGTCCCCATAGTTCGGCACATTCGGATAGTGACGCTTCAGGACTGCGTTCGGGAAGGCATCAATCTCAGAGAAAAACACTGGAGTCCAGCCTAACGGATGCCAAGCGGAACTCGCCGCCTCAATGCCAGAGCATACGCTTCCGTATCTCATCTGACTAATCCGGCATTTCGCCAAGTACCTGGTCGACTCTTCCCTTGTTTGTATGCGTATACACCTTCGCCATCTCAAGACTAGACCAGCCAAGCCTCGCACGAACGTAATTCCAGTCTGCCCCATGAGCAATCAGTTGGCTCGCGTGGGTATGCCTCAGAATGTGAACGAGAGAAGCCCGATCAGGCTTTACTTTGTCCAGGATGGCCTCGAGCTTAGATTGGATCGTCCGCGGAGCCGCCTTGAATATCATCTCTTGCGGATTGAGCCTAAGACAAATATGGATGAGTTCTATCATCGCAGCAGACTTGTTCCGAAGGTCTACCCGACGCTTTGGCCTCCCTGCCCTCTTGAGCGTAGGGATCCTCACGATGGAAAGAGTACCCTTCGTGATGCTAACATCCTCGCGTCTCAGTAGAAGTGCCTCCCGCAGCCGGCATCCCGTAGCCGCGATGAACCGAATCGTCGAGCCGATTATTTTGCTGAGGGAGTGCGTCTCACGAAGAACGATCTTGAACTCCTGATCCGTCAGCACTTTTCTAGGATCAATGCTTCCATCTAGGAACTGTGCCGAAGCACCCTGCTTCCATTGGGACTTGCAGCACTTTTCTGAGCACGGAATCTTGTGCCCGTTATTAGACTCTGGCACACATCGATGCGAATGCGGGGTGCAAACCCTAGCTCTGTCGCCCACATTGAATCTGGCCATGTATTCGGAGCCACAGACATGGCATGTCGACACTTGGTTGTAGTCTGGATCTGTCCCTGCTGGGAGTCGAGACTTACGGCTCATTGCTTCCTACCCGGCTCCCACATTATCGAACGGCTTGCGGCTATGATCCTGATGGCGAGCCACTCTGGATCCGTATGACCATCTTCGGCCGCAATCGTCTCGACCATGTTCTCTGCCTCGTCTTGCTCGATCGCGTACTGGCGAGTCTGCGAGTAGATCCGAAGGATCTTGTCGAACGCCTCTCTCGAAACGACGCCATGAAGATTGATCGCCCTTCCCCGTTCCCCATTGGGATCCTTGATCTCGCCCTGCCATTGTCGGGTGATGCGGTAGTGAGCCAGCACCGTTGGACGCTGGCAGGACGAGGCCAAGAATCCCGTGGTCTGGCTGGCTCACTGCGGGGGAGTGTATCTGGATGTGCCTGAGCCGTCAAGTGGGCTGCACAGAATGGCCCAAACGTGAACTTCAGAAGGCTCGCCCTCTAGCCACTCTTTTTAGCCCATTCCATCGGAAATGGCCGCACTCTCCAGCTCGAGCGGAGCGGGCATCATCCCACCGTCTAGCGAGCTCTAGGTCGGCTGGACGCTCCCAGGAACGCCAGCAGGGAATGCAGTACCACACATTCGACTCCTGCGGCCTCCTGAGGCCTTCCCAGCCACAGCAAGGGCACAACACCTCTCCTCCGTGTCGCTAATCTCACCTTTCATGACTACGGCTCATTGCTCATCAGGTAACTATTGTAGGAATCGTTGATGTCTTCAGTCCCGCCACATTGTTCCCGCAGTAGAAAGTACGTATCAGTCCACTCCTTTGATGCGCTTGCGGTCAGCCTCAATGGACCAGCAGCGTTGATGTCGCAATGGTGAATCGCACAGATAGGCCTTAGATGCGCTGGGGCGGTGCATCGGTTATCTGGACCCATGAGAGGAAACTCTGGATGCCCCGTGGTTGGAAGAGTTACGCCACGCTTCTTTGCGAACGCCAATGCCATCTTGCAGTATTGGCGCTCGCAGCATCTGTACGTACTTGGGTGCTTACACAGTTGGTCGCAGGCCGACCGTGTATGTTCCGCAATCCTCTCGTAGGCTTCGGCCTTTCCTCCAAATTCCTCTGAGTTTTTCATCGCATCGCATCACAAACTAGATGAAGTCGTGGGTAAGGACAGCCGTAAGGTTGGAATCAACCAGGGACGAACTTTCAAGGAACATACTCACCAGATCAGTGTCAACAACTGGAACGATATCAGCAAACGAAAATACCCCCGTGGTTGCGGCTGGAATTGCCAGGCTAGCTTGAGTAACGCCATTAACCCTAACACGAATTGTCCCAGAGACTGTCGCCGTGTTTATTGCTACGAAGGCACGGAAGTTTTTCAGGTTTCCAGCCCGATTGGTAGGCCATTGGAACTTGGATTCAACCAGATCTCCGCTGGCGCCGGTTACTCCAGTGACCGTAGTTAAGTAGCTGTTTGTCGTGGTCACAGGGAATGGAGGCTTCGTGCCGATATTGACCGTGGTGGCCCCGCTATAGATGACAGGACCGTCGCCACCGCCTGTAGTTCCAGGTCCCTGTACGCCCTGAATTCCCTGCGCTCCTTGGGATCCCTGTGTGCCTTGGGCACCTTGGCTTCCTTGGGCTCCTTGTGGACCAAGATCACCCTGGGCACCTTGCGGGCCAAGATCCCCCTGAGCGCCCTGAGATCCTTCTGGCCCTTGCGTTCCCTGTGGCCCAAGATCGCCTTGTGCGCCTTGCGGACCAAGATCTCCCTGATTGCCTTGTGATCCTTCGGGTCCTTGTATCCCCTGCGGTCCAAAATCGCCTTGTGCGCCTTGCGGACCAAGATCTCCCTGATTGCCTTGTGATCCTTCGGGTCCTTGTACTCCTTGTGGACCTCCAGACGGGCCTTGGTTGCCTTGATTGCCTGAAATACCTGGAGTACCTTGCGCACCGCGGCCACCACCGCCGATCCTGAAGCCGCCACCGCCTACAGGAATTGGAAAACCAGGGCCCATAAATCCTCCCCGCCTCTCTTAATAACCAGGCTAAAATTCTAAATTATTTCTGCCGAACTCCAACTAGGTCACCTCTCTCGCCTTTCGTTATCTACCTAAAGTGCTCAACTCGGAATGAACCTAGAAGACATCTGAATACTTGTCACGCTCCCCGCCCCAGCAGCCGTCGCATCCATGACAAAGCTGAATTTGTCGTTAGCCGAGACAGCAATATCCGTGGTGATAGACAGGTCGCCGTCTGTCCCTGCGGGATACGTCACGGTCAAGGCCGTCGCCACGCCGTTCAAGAAGACAGTAACGACAAAATCGCCGCTTAACGTGTTGTCGCCAGCTACGATAGAGACAAGGAGATCCTTGAGCGTGCCCATTGGGAGAGGGATTCGGTAACGTGAATATGGAAAGGTTTGGAGACCAAAACCGCCATCAAAAAGTGTCCCCTCTACTACTGAACCTGAACTGATAGTTGATACTACGGCAAGAAGCGGAATGATCCCGCCGCCACCGCCTGTAGTGCCAGGTCCCTGTACGCCCTGAATTCCCTGCGCTCCTTGGGATCCCTGTGCGCCTTGGGCACCTTGGCTCCCTTGGGCTCCTTGCGGACCAAGATCACCCTGAGCACCTTGCGGGCCAAGATCCCCCTGAGCGCCCTGAGATCCTTCTGGCCCTTGCGTTCCCTGTGGCCCAAGATCGCCTTGTGCGCCTTGCGGACCAAGATCTCCCTGATTGCCTTGTGACCCTTCCGGTCCTTGTATCCCCTGCGGTCCAAGATCGCCTTGTGCGCCTTGTGGACCAAGATCTCCCTGATTGCCTTGTGATCCTTCGGGTCCTTGTACTCCTTGTGGACCTCCAGACGGGCCTTGGTTGCCTTGATTGCCTGAAATACCTGGAGTACCTTGCGCCCCGCGGCCACCACCGCCGATCCTGAAGCCGCCACCGCCTACAGGAATTGGAAAACCAGGTCGCATAAATCCTCCCCTTCTCCCTTAATGCTCTATTTCAGATGCCAAGGTCGTATGGTAGTCTAGGATTCTCTTTCTCTTTGAACAGATTGTACTGCCATAACCAGAACAGATATAGCTAATCCGATAGGCCAGAGAATCACCCCAATGGCCACAGCCACTGTCCACCAGCTTTCCATTCCAGCGCGTTCTAGTTTATCAGATGTATGCTGGGCAAAGTGGGAGCGTATATTGTGCGCGATCCAAAGGAACCCCGCCATCAGGTAGATTGATCCGCAGAATATCCAGCTGACCGATTCCTGAATAGACTTCACTCCCATTGCTCAACAATCCTATGCTGGACTACTCGAGGCAGTTCCATCCATTGACTCTTCTCAAGTGGCCACTCCATTTGTACTCCAGAGAGCGCGATAAGATTGGTTCTCTGCGTCTCAGTGAGTCTCGGCCATGCATTCGCGCATTCCTTCTCGCGGGCCCGGAATTCGTCGAACTCCATCAATGTCGTCTTTCTGTCATTGCGCGATATTCGGATCCGATAGTTTGGACTCATCCACCTTCTTGGCAGTTCCGAGCAGCTTGAGCCCAGGATGGGCCATTACGAACGCGAACGGGACAGTGGCATCCATCCGCTCTACCCTAGCATCTGGAAGATGATATGGGAGGCGTACCGTATTGGCTAGTCTCTCTGCCTCTTCTTTTGTTCCGAACGTGTAGAGCGTTGATTCAAGGATGACGAAGCAGTTTCTGGACATGACCACGAATACTTCTGCTCCAGCTGGCGGCAACGCATAGACACGGTTGGCACTCTTGGGTCCATTCTTGACCACTTCCTCAAAGCAAAGGAGGCACATCCACCCGAGATTGGTGACGGCGCATTGCCCGAACAGTCCGCACTCTCCGCAGAGCCCATCATCAGCCATGATCTACCTTTCATGCCTTTCAGGATCAATCGAAGATATGCGATTCGTTCCAGCCGTTGCGCCAGCAGATCTCTTTGTAGGTCTTCAAGGATAGCGGGAAGCTGGAAATTCCAACGCCCATGAATATCCGTATCATGGCTTTGAAGGTTCCGTCGACAGACTCTTTAGGGGTATCCGCTTTCCCGAATTCTTCGAAGACCAGAGACATCGCCCAGTCTGCGTATCTCTTTCCGCATTCATCGCATTTCTCTCTTCCAAATATCCCCTTGAGCGAGTCGACCTTGTCCTGGAATTCCTTGAATACAAGCCCGAACTCCCTGATACCAGAAGCCATGGCTTCTTTACAGTTTGAGCAGTGTCCATCTTCATCTTGGTCGCAGTGGCACGGACCAGAACCCATTGATTTCCCCTTTCCCTAAATCACGAATCACTTCAAAGGCTTGTTAATCTCCACTCGGCCACTTCCGGTTGTATATATCCATGGATGCGCGGGAAAGCGCCGCTATGTCAGGTCTGGTTCGGTAAGTGGATGTGCAGTTTCTCTCATGCCGAACAACGCAGGTCTCATCTATCCAGAGATCCCACCCTTGCAGCGTTGCTCGCCGGCACCAATCTGAATCATCATAGCCATATCCAGTAAAGCGTTCATCCAGTAGACCGATCGAAGAAATAGCTCTACGTGGGAGATAGACGCAGACGAAGCAGAGCATTCCGAATTCTTGCCTCAACGCATTTGGGGAGTGGAGTCTCTGGTTCGGATTCCCGACTATGCCATCTATTACTGGAGATATCGCAGCTATGTTCGGTCGTTGAGACCACCGTTCATGGAGTTTGCTGAATCCGCCTATAGTTGCGAGTTCTGCATCGTCGTTCATGAGTACGACATCGTCTTTTCCGCATGCGGCGATACCGAGGTTCGCGTTGCGGGCAAAGATGAATGGTTTCTTGCCCTCGACCCAGCGAACTGGAAGATCACCACAACTGGCTCGCGCTCCGTCATCTACTACTACGATACGATCCGGTGTCAGACCTGGTTCGTTGGCGATTAGAGACCGAATGCATCCACGTAGATTCGTTGTCTTGGCAGATAAGATGACGACACTCCAACGAGTCACGCCTTCATCTCCACCGATCTGCATCAGCGGTCTTTCGTTTCCATCTGGCCTTCCGTACTGCGTTCCAAACTATTCCGATCAATACCCCAGCAACCATACCAACGGATGGTGCCCACCAAAGTTCTCTCACTGCCTGCGCTGGAAGGCAGCCGATGACGGCAAAGAGGATGCCGCAGATAATTGGTCTGGTTGGATCGCAAATGTCGACTGATCCGCACTTTGGACAATCTCCCATTCTCCCCATAACACTTCCCAACATGAAGTCTACATCTTCAGATGCGAATGGAGCAAGTGTCGCGGAGGGGCTATCCGATGACGATTGGGGGTTTCTGTGGAGGAGCAGACTTCAGCCAGTACCTGAACCTACCCTTTCCCTCTCGCCGGCATTCTATATCGTATCCAGAGGCCCTGAGTTCCGATACCACAGTGCTGGCAGAGCAGATCCTAGCCTTCTCCATCAGTTCCCAGGTAGTGGCCCCAGACAAGCCAGCCTCGTATAAGGCGTAGAGCAGCCTCTTCAGCCTATCAGAAGTGTCGGGGTTCGCCTTGTGCATTCCATTCTTGGCCATCCATCCTCCGTTTACACCCTAGGCGCAATGGACCGATCGAATCCCGACCGCCGCACCTGGCTTGAGAGATGAGGCCCACAGCGGGCGCGGAATATACGGTCGGGATTGAATCGGTCGGAAAGTACCTAGGGGCCTCATCTGCGGAAAGTATGCTGTGGAGGAGATGCGCTGTCAAGTACGAAGCGGATTACATTTGCATGAATGCCTTGTTTCACGCCTACGTAATCCAACAAGTCCCGTGAGCCGTGGCGACACTGGAGGGATATGTCCCGCGCTGGTGAGGCGCGGTAGTCGGATGCGTGTCGCCACGGGTCAAGAAACTCACGTAGATCTTAATCAGCCCGGCCAGATTCGAACTGGCGACCTTCTCGTCCCAAGCGAGACGCTCTACCTAGCTGAGCCACGGGCTGGCATCAATCCAAGCTCCTACGACTGCGGGAAGTCCCGAAGGAATATCCCGCGTTCGTATTTACAGTAAACGAAAACGATCTCTGCCATTTTCTTCCTAGAGAGCGCCCAGATGGGCAGAAATCCCTCGTCTTTCAGCCAACTCTCAATGTGCGCCTTCTCGCGGAGCTCGCTATCTGATGGAGGGGGAGCGGGAATGTGTCCAGTCATCTTTCCTCTATTTTGCGACAGTACGACTACGGATAACTGGATGAGTCTCGGTTCTCGCTGGACCGTTCCCTCTCGTAGTCGGTTCGGTCCATGAGGTTCATGAAGTCATCCAAGGCGTACTTGCCGCCAAGGAATCGATAGACAAGGTTCTGTGCCTTCTTCCGATCTACAAGCCTCGGTTGATTCAGCAGCCATTGCAGATCAAGAATATGCTTCGGTTCGCGAGCAGCCAGTTTCATCGTAGCTAGGTGCTCGGGGCTTACGATCTGGATTCCATCGGAGGTCGTTGACGTATTCTCCAGAGCATGATCGTACAAGTCCTTGTACTCATCATTCCGAACGATAAAGTCCACCTTGGCTCCATCGGCTGCTATGAAGGCTTCACCCCCGAAATTGATCGGTCCAAGTCTGGTGAGTCCTAGTTCTGGTACGCCCGCAACTACGAAGTCTACATCCTTCGTCAATCTGGGCGAACCGAATGCCTGCATAGCAACCCCGCCAGCAAGTGCCGCAACTGATCCTGTTGATTCTGACCATTCACGGACTGTACGGAGTATAGAGTTGATCTGCTCTGTCGTGATGAATCTCTCTTTTGGAACCATTGCGTATACTCCGTTCATACGGGCTCCTTGATCCATGGCGACATCATGGTGACATGGTCTGCGTTGCTGAGGCGCAGCAGTCGGTGAGATGTCGCCACGGGTCGAGAAACTCATCAGTTCACTACGCCTCAGCTACTGGAGCCTACCCCGTTTGCGATACTCAGGTCAAGCGGTATTCGAGCTCAGTAGCTACTGCCCGTGAACCAGCCCATGGGCTCCAACGTACAGGTAAAATGACTCCACGACATCTCTCCAGCCATGGATCAGACTCCTAGGTCACGAATGTTCTATTCTACGACGGATCAGTCTCCAACCGACTCAACCCACTCCTCATCGCCACCATAGTAGGCCAGCCAAGAGATGGCGGCATTCACGATAGCTTCCTGCTGCGCATCTGGATTCATTCGAGCTACATCTATCGCACCCACCCTACTATCATCTCTGGAATAGGATCCGCGCTGTCGATTAGTTGGGTTTAGCAGAACTACAAGATCTACAGACGCGCTGCGTTTTGATACCGGCCAAGTTCTATAGCTCTCTCGGTGCGCTTCGTCATCTGGTTCATCTGCAACCATCCATTCGTGGATTGTCGCGCTGCCTCCTCCAACTTCTACCTCAAGCCCACTATTTGGATTCTCTTCACTGGATTGCGCGTAGTAGCGAAAGCTGATATCAGCCAACGCGTCTTCTGTCCATTCCTCAAGTTGTTCTGGCTGAGGACGCGCTGGGTATGGATCAGTACGCTTTTCCCTGCGACGTGGATCCCAACTCATCTCTCGGGCCATGCGTCAAAGCCCCCTATTCACGAATGATTGCTTCTATGACTTTACCCCGTCATCGTACCAGAGTTCCAGAGCCAAAGTGCATGATCGACACTCGCCGCATCCGTCCACTCCTCTTCTCCATCACCGAAAATAACTCCAGCTCTTTTTGCTCTAGGAAAGAATGCTAGGGTAGCTTGGAACTCTGGCATATCTCTTGGGTGTTTCGGAGTAATCCGATAAATCACGGCTTCATATCCGCGCTTGATTGACTCAGATATGTTGAAGCCAAAATCGTCCGTCATGTACGTTTCGCCTATCTCAGAGTGTGCCAGACTCGGATCAACGCTCGTTTCTTTCAGAGTGAATGGGGTAGTGAATTCTGGATTTCGATCCCGATATCGACCTTGGCCCCAATTCATCTCCCCCGCCATCCGTCACCTTTCTGTTCTTCTGTGAATCCATTTCTAAAATGGAACCACGGTAAAAGTGTAGTCTTCTCCAAAGAGACTAATCTTGAACGACTCCATGTGTCTGGAATGAACAACGTTGTCGCGCATAAGGTCTGCCCTCAAACTATACATGGCTTGCCAGAGGCCCTCTGCCTCTTGGTGATCTTGAGGACCACCGTGAGCTGGATCAACTTGGACAAGTATTGCGATCGCGTTCAACGCGACGATCCGTTCATCAACTCTTCCCTCTTCAGTACGTCCATGGATCGGGCTGTGTGCCCGATACTTCCTTGACTGCCAAGCCATCTCACCCGCCATCCATCACCTTTCCGTTCTTATGTGATTAATTACGCCCAACTTTGGCAATGATTCTTATTGCTTCGTCGAGTTTCTCAGCCATTGGCGTACCCGGTTCTACAGGCCAATGCTCCTCCAATTCGTACACTATGGAGGCAAGAGAATCTAATAGATCTGGTGAGGCCGCGATGAGGCGAGCGTTGGCACGAGCCCGCTCCCTGTCACTTGCCCAGGCTTCTGCGGCGATTTTGTCGCCAGAATCTGCGTTATCTGCCCAGATTGCGATACGCCATGTGTCGCCATCACGGAATTCGTGTACTGAGTTACCGAGATGCCACGGCTTAGGGGTGATGTTATACCTTGTAGGATCCCAACTCATCTCTTCTGCCATCGCATCTCCCTATTCGTATTTCCGCTCTTTAGCGACTAGTTGGTCTGTTCCATGTACGTCTTTACCAAGGAATCCATCGCCTTCCTAGCACTGGGGAATGGTATTACGAACTGGTCGCTCTTGTCCTCGCTGTAGATGACGATGTCGCTCGGCTCATTCAATTCGTCTGGTGTTTCAGCTATGCCATGGGAGATTAGATACGCCTCCCAGCCATCGCGTAGTTTCTTATAGACGAAGTCATTGTTTCCTCCAGTCCCAATCCAGCCAAGCCCAACCTTGTGCGCATAGTTCAGGATCTCTTCAGTGATATTCGGCTCCATTGCATCCCTCCTCTTCTGTGCTTCGGATTTCCACGATTCTACGCCTTCGCTGTCGTAGCTAGAAACTCTCTCTGCCCGCTCGTCTCCGCATTGTACTGTAGCGTTGGCTTCCTAGTGCAGACCCACCGCTCTCCTCCCTTGACCCACCGATTGAAGAATTCCCAATCGTGACTATAGCCTGCCTCCTGGCGATCCTTCCACCAGCCGTACTTCAAGATGAGATCCTTCTGGTGAAGAATGCATGAGGTGTCGATCCCCTGATGCTTCGGCTCAGTAAACTTCATGTCTACCTCTCCGACCAGCATAGAGGAGAATCCGAATGTCGCCCCATTACGCCGCATTGCGTCATAGATGCTTGAGATGTGGTCTGGCGTGATGGCGTTATCGTCGTCACAATAGGCGATGAACTCTCCAGCAGCCATCATGATGCCGAAGTTTCTCGGCACAGCTCCGCCTGCTCCATGATTCTTCGGAAGATTTAATGCTCGTACCCGTGGAGACTCTGGCGAATCGAGCGTTGGGTCTCTATCTCCTACAACGACGATCTCAAGGTTCGCGTAGTCCTGGGCTAGAGCGGAACTCACGGCCCGCTTCAGAAGCTCTGGGCGCTTGTAGGTAGGAATCACAACGGAAACCAGGGGCCCTAGTGTAAGTTTCTCAATCCTTGGATCGTCCATTCTATCGTAGTCAAGGATCGGCCACTCCTTGCTGATCTCTTTCCTATACTGTGCATCTGTAAAGTACGGTTCTTCCACCGCCAGAGTATCGTATAGGGTTGAGGCTCCCTGTCGGCGACCATCTTCGTGAAGCGCAAGGATGTGATTGATCTTTGCGTTCACAATGATCGCCTGCTCCTGTGAGCCGACAAGTTTTTCGTGAACCTTGAAGATCCACTGGATCTGTGCGCGATTACGCCAGAGGAATGGCTTTGGGACGAAGTCACGCACCGATCCATCTCCATAGGTAGCCTGGAGAGGAGCAAGGAAGATGTCTTTCTCAGTACGGAATACCATCTCCTTCATGTGCTGGACGGTATTGCTATCCAGTCTCTCGTCAGGATCGAGCATGATGATCCAGTCCGCTCCTTGTCCGAACTGTGTGATGGCCAGATTTCTTGCCTGAGCGAAGTTCGCGAATGCTCCACGCTCAACTCGCACACCGATGGATGTTGCGATCTCCACCGTTCTGTCCTTGGAGCCAGTGTCGAATAGGCACCAATCTCGCGTGACGGTTGAGAACTGCTCAAAGTAGCCCCTGATCCCCGCCTCTTCGTTCTTGGAGATCGCGATGACTCGGATCTTCGGGTGCTTCTGTCGGAAGATCTCTCCATTCCGACTCATGACAGTCTGCACATCCTCCCTGAGTGCCTTGAATGTCGCATGGCGTTCGTGCTCGACGTACGTTCCTCCGACGACTGTGCATCCGTAGCCAAGAGAACTGGCTCGAGCACAGATGTCATCATCCTCGTAGGTATCAAGCCTAGGATCAAACCCCCTAAGCGTCCGATACAGATCAGTAGGAAGCATCACGCATACCCCGACGACCATCTCAGGATGCAGACTCTCGTTCGGAACCTGTGACCGTTCACGGTCCCCCTGGGGTGGTTTTGCCCTATTGCAATATGGCGCCACCAATGGATACTTTTCACTTATCGCTGCGAATAGCTTCTTTGGCGTGTCGTCTACAAAGCAACTGTCGTCATTCATGATGCAGATGACTTTGCGTGTAGCCTCCATGGCTCCGCGGTTACAACCAGCCGCAAACCGGAGATTCATCTCAAGCCGTACAACCTTGTCCGCTAGTTTCATGGCTTCAGGCAGTGGCTCGCACCCGTTGGCAACGAGAATGATCTCCGACCTAGGAGAGAATTCCCTGATGGACTTCAGGCAGCGGATGGCGAGCTCGCTTGGAACTGCCGTTGGTACGACATAGCTGATCTGAGCCGTATCCTCTGGAATCCTGATAACTCCGAGGCCATTGCAGTTCTTGCGAAGTTCTATTTGAAGGCCTCTGGCTGAGGTGAACTCAATAGCAGCCTTCTTCACGTCTGGGAAACTCTCCGTGTCGTGCATAAGGATCAATCCGCCTGGTCGAACGCGTGGAGCCCAGGTTGCCAATTCCTTCTTCACCCTTGCGTACGTATGCTCAGAGTCGATGAAGAGGACATCAAGCTGTTCCGGTAGACCAGCCTTCTGAAGGCTGTCCACATCAGCGGAATCGCATGCCACGAACTGCCAGAGAGGATGGCCTCGCCACGCGTCAGCGTAGGATGGATCCACGTCGACGCTCCAGACTTTTCCTCCACGCCTCTCCACGCCTTTCAGGAGAGCTTCTGTGCTTGAGCCTTCTCGAGATCCAAGTTCCAGCACAATACCTTTTGCGGAAGCCTCAATCTCTGGGAGATGTTCGTGGATGTTTGGGTAATCCCTCCGCTCAGGACCAGTACGGGTCAGCGTTCGGAGCAGACGCATCGTATCCAGAAGCCCATCCATGCGACCGAAGCCCTCATGGGCGAGGAGTGGAGCATCCTGTGGCAGCGTGAAGCATTTCCCACCAGATGCCTTTGTCTTCTTGCAGGCCAGCCAATCGTATCCATGCCATACGAACGGTTTTCCAGGCACATCCCAAGACCACGCCTGATCCACGGCGACAAGGCAGAAGCCATCAAGCCAAGATACTTCCTTGGCCTCCTTGGAGAGTTCCACTGTCTTGGAAGCGGTTCCGTCCTTGAAGGACTGGATATATCTGCCGGCGTGCGGTTTCGATTCCCACCATGGGCCATTGTCCAGAGCGTCAGGAGCCGCACTACCACACGGGCCGTGTAGGCCAGGCTGTAGCTTGGCGACCACACTGACGAACGCAGGAAAATCGTTGAATAGTACGTCATCGTGGACGTAGACGATCCTGCGCCTATCCTTCCAGAACAGACGGCCTTCTTCGTAGGCTTCAAGGATTCCCTTTGCGCCTACCTTGACGAAGACATCCTGGTTAGGAAGTCTGCCCTTGATCCTTTCAGCATCCTTCTCGCTTCTGGATGCGATCACGAAGCATGGCTTATCTGAGGTGGCTTCAGCCACAGGGACTTGCCCCTGTGTCCCAATTCTCTTGTCATGATGCTTCTTGAACTCTGCCGCACGATAGTTCTGGCCTAGGGCTAAATGGTCTTGGATCGACTTGTTGCGCGTGAAGGTGGTATTTTGGTAGCCATCTCTAAAACGGTATGCGTACAAAAATTTGTCGATATGATGGCATTTGGAGTAGAGGTAAAATCTTGAGTAGACGTCCCAATCATCTGCCACGGGTAAGGATGGGTTATAGCCGCCAAGTTCAAACAGTGTCTTGGCCCGGTAGGCCCTTACATGGTTGGGCCCAACAGTTAGGGTAAAGGCGTTCTGCTCATTCCAGTTCTGTCCCCAACTGCCGTAAATGTCGTGATTGATGCATTCGAGCCACCTCTTCCCCCGGTACTCTATCTCTCGATACTTGTCCTGGAAATGCTCAAATGGAAACCGATGGGCACTGCCATCCTCAAAGAAGTTTGCGCAATTGGAGTAGACCATGCCTATTTCAGGGTCGGAGTCGAACGCCTTTCGTATTTCTTCCAGGGCGAAATCAGTCAGAAAATCGTCATGGTCTAATTCAACTAGGTAGGCACCCTTTGACAGCCTTGTCGCGAGATCCTTTACGCCCCCGATTTTACCGATGCTTTTCCCACTACGGAATGGCCGTACCCGAATGTCTTCCTTGGCGAACGCTTCTAATCGCTCCCAAGTTCCATCCGTGGAGTGATCGTCGACGCAAACCCATTCCCAATTCTTGTAGGTCTGTTCGATCAACGATTGGTATGCCTCCCGCAGATAGTCTCCGGTGTTATATGTACCCGTGTAAACGGAGATCAATGGATTCTGCTTCTGGAACTGATGCTCTCCCCAGAGATTGGAGGAATAGCAGCTCTCAATGGCTTGTATGACCGCATCAACCTTCGCATTCGGATCAACATGAATCCATTTCTTGCGGATATCGAATGCGCACCCCATCAGGACTCCTGGGGTGAACGTAGAAGTCACCAAAACGTCTGGCTGAAAAGTGGCTATCGTTGAGAAGATGGAACTCGTCTTGTCCAGATGTCTTGCTTCATAGTCCTTGGGAAGCTGAAACGCTTTCCCAATAGTCAACACCTTCACGCCAGCAGTGGTCACGTTTTGATTCCTATTTGAACATGGGAGGCATCAGGCCTATCCCAATCAGGTAAGAAGCCAGTTCGTCCTCTCCATCAGGCAGATCTGCACGTCCCGTTGGAGTATCTACGTCTACGTTTTCAGTGACGATAAACTGATCTCCTGCGTTTGGAATCGTCTGTAGACCTACAGACATTCCATTTCTTACCGTTACGTAGGTGTTGTACTGCACGGTGCAGTTAATGTCCATAACGGCTACAGCTACAACGGACTCATCTGGCCCATCGACCGAATGCCAGCACTGGATGAACCGATCTATCAGGAATAGGTAGATTGTCATGCCAAACCATTCGCAAGAACTGCCAAGATCTCAGATCCAAACTGGATGAAGCCGAGGGTGCCAGAAACTCTAAGGATTCTTCCAAGTCTCAGCTTTTGGTTTACCCCAACGATGGCTGGAATCGTGTCCTGCGCATTTCCCGCTGTGGCCGTAGAGAGGTAGGCAATGTTTCCTGCTGTTGGTCCAGCATCAAACTGTACCCACGTTCCAGCACCATTGACCAGCATGGTTTGCTGGGCGGTTGCGGCTGTCGACGCTGATTGCGTCACCCCGCAAGCGATTGCCGTAGCGGCAGCACTTGCAATGGCCGCTCGCACTACTCCGCTCGCAGTAGGACGAACGATCTTGTATTGCCCTATGTCGGCGTTTCCGTCATTAGATGCGATGGTCGTAGGTCCGACAATAGAACCTGCGGTTCCTTGGATGTGGTTTCCGCCTCCATCCCTAAGATCCGTCCTTGCGTAGTCTGCGTGTACATACGTTGGTCCAGTCGCGCCGCCTGGGAAGGCTAGGATGTCGCTTCCTGCGGCTCCTGCGAACGTATTGGTTGCCAGTACCCCCATGGCAATGTGGGCATCTCTAGCTAATGACAGATCCAAACCTGCGCCAGTATTCCCTGTAGTTCCAACTACGTCATCGATCCTGATTCTCGATCCCGTCCCACGGATCGCCATGCACGGACTGGCACCCATTCCTGTGATGTCTACTCCGTAGATGTGTCCATCCGTGAAGGACATGCTGATCCCAGTAGTGGTAGAGCCAGTTGGAGCTAGAATTCGTAGGCGCTGGGCTGTGGTCGAGTTTAATCTGCCGATTGTGTTCGTGCCGAACACATTCCCCTCACCGGACGCTCCAGTTCCACTCGCCTGAATCAGAACTCCAGAGAAGCAATAAGAGCCAGCCCCTAGAGTGCTGGCAAGAGTAGTAGTAACTTGAATTCTACCTAGCGTTGCACCTGGCCCGACAAACGCTGAGGTGTTTATCAGCAGGAAGTGACCGCGGTTCGCGTTTACCCCACCGATGGCCCTAGCGCCGACTCCACTAGTAATGGTCGTTCCCGTTTCATCAACGTACGTCGGGACGATTCGTACATCACCAAAATCATTGATGCTGTATGCCGTGAACGCATTCGACGCTCCATCGACGAAGTTCAGCATACATATCGATGGGCCTTGGATGGATCCTGCGGCTCCTCCACCTGTATTGGTTGTTCGTATTCCTGCGATCTGAATTCCTTGCAGATTGAATCCAGTCGGAGCTTGCTGATCGTTCGGCATCGTAGACTTGACAGAGATGTTGTCTACGGATACCCCAGGCTCTTCGATATAGAAGACATCTGTTCCGACTGGGACTGCTGGCAGGGCGTTCGCAACGGTGATGTTGGATGCCGTGTTGGCCCATATCATGGAGGTAGCGTTTCTCAGAGCTACCGTAGTGGTCGTAGAGTTGAAGCGAACTCGCTTCCCAACCAAGGCAGGCTCCGCAGCAAGCCCTGGAGCGCCGCCTCCGCTTAGGACCAGATCAAACTGTGACGCAGAGATGACTCCCGATGGGTTGTACCCAGCAACATTTGTTCCAGCCACCAGTTGTGCGCCAAGATAAATCTTGTCCGCAGTATCGTTTGCAAACGCTACACTACTAGCAGTGGCCGCAGTTTCGGTTCCGCGAATCAGCAGATGAAAGTACCCGTAGAAGCCATGCACTGGAATCGAATCAGCAGTAACTCCATCTTTCTTTAGGTATCCTGCCCCGGCAGCACGTCTCTTGATCGCCACTACTCCGATTTGCCCCTGACCCAATGCTGGAAGTCTAGTGAAAAGTTCCTCAAGTGTTTTTAGGGCTTTCGTTCCTGAGTCAGGCATTGAGGTGTCTGAAAAACCTATATTTTCATCCGATCCACCATCGTAGTCGACCGCATAGTACCTAGTGCCAATCCAGTCAGCTGCGATTGTGTTCCGGGCATGAACAAGCTCTCCCTCAAGTCCGTTGCTCTCTCCAGGAGTAGTTACGGATGAGCCGAGTCCAGCTACGATCTGGACACCTTCAGCCACTATTGGCTTATTGAGATTTCTTTGGGACATTAGCCTATCGTCACTTGGTAGTTCTGAATGTAGGTTGTGTTTGGTGCCCCACTGTTTGATGCCGTTATCTTGACAAAGGTAACACCCGCACCTGGGTTTGCAAAGGCTGCTCCGAGAACATTTTGAGCATCTCCAGCAGCAGCTGTAACGGCTGAAGACAAAGTAGCTTGAACTGTTCCATCCGCAGTATTGCTCGTTCCTCCTGTGCGCACATTATATGTACCTGTTCCACCAGATACTCTCAACAAGGCTGAGAAACGAACGGCGATTGTGGCTGGAAGTGCAGAAAACTCTGCGATGTACTGGTCTATTACGCTCTCAGTTGTTCCATGGGTACTACCGAGAGCTTCTTGACTTACTTGGAAATCAGAATTATTGGGGCCTTGGCGCCCTTGATTTCCTTGCGGACCCTGCGGGCCTTGAGGCCCTTGGAATCCTTGTCTGCCTTGATTTCCCTGATTTCCTTGCGGACCTTGAACTCCTTGGAATCCCTGGTTGCCTTGGTTCCCCTGATTTCCCTGCGGCCCTTGAACGCCTTGGAAGCCTTGGTTCCCTTGCGGTCCCTGAACTCCCTGTGATCCCTGGAAGCCCTGATTGCCTTGGTTCCCCTGATTTCCCTGCGGCCCTTGAACTCCTTGGAAGCCTTGGTTCCCTTGCGGTCCCTGAACTCCCTGTGATCCCTGGAAGCCCTGATTGCCTTGGTTCCCCTGATTTCCCTGCGGACCTTGAACTCCTTGGAAACCTTGGTTGCCTTGGTTGCCTTGGTTCCCTTGCGGTCCCTGAACGCCTTGTGATCCTTGGAAGCCCTGGTTTCCTTGGTTTCCCTGGTTCCCTTGCGGCCCTTGCTCTCCTTGTGGCCCCTGTTCGCCTTGTGGCCCCTGTTCGCCTTGTGGTCCCTGGAAGC